GTCGCGCTGGGCTTCAAGGTGGCGACCGACGGTGATTTCGGCCGGATGACGCGCAACGCGGTGGAAGCGTTCCAGGCGGCGCGCGGGCTGGTCGCTGACGGTGTGGTCGGGCCGGTGACGGCCAAGGCGATGGGGATTGCGTGATGGCCGCGCTCTCCAAGATCCTCCGCAGCGTCGAAGGCAATCGCCTCATGTTCTGGTGCCCCGGCTGTGACGCTGCGCACGCTGTCCGCGTTGGCTCCGGCTCTGGCTGGACCTACAACGGCAACCCCGACAAGCCGACGTTCACCCCGTCGATCCTGTTCAACCCCGGCGGCGAGACGCCCGGCGTGCCGCTCTGCCACAGCTTCGTGACGGACGGGCGCATCCAGTTCCTCGGCGACAGCACCCACCCGCTCGCCGGCCAGACGGTCGACCTGCCGGACTTCGACGCCGGCTGACCGCAACCACTGCCACAGCTATCCGCCCGCGCCGTCCCGGCCGCGGGCTTTCTCAAGCCCGAAAGGAATCCATTATGCTCCCTCTGCTTCTCGCCGCCGCCGCTCCCCTCGCCCAACTGGCCGGGGAGGAGATCGCCAAGCTCATCGGCGGAGACGACCCCGCGACTTCAGCCAAGGGCGCCGCGGTTGCCAAGGCGCTGGTGACCGCCGCCGGCACCGTTGCCGGGGTGCCCATCACCCGGCCGGAGGACATCGCCCCGCTGGCCTCGATGATCGCCGAGGACCCCACCAAGCTGGCCGAGTTCCGGAAGGCGGTGGGCGACCAACTCATCGCGCTCCTGACGCTCGACAACGACGACCGAGCCGGCGCGCGGGGGCAGACGGTCGAGCTGGCCAAGGCCGGCAGCCACATCGCATGGGGCGCCCCGGTGGTGTCCGTGGTGGTGATGTCCGTGTTCGGAGCGGTGCTCTACAAGGTGCTGAGCACGCCTGCCGGCACCTCGATCGACCCGAACGCCGCAATCATGCTGGGGGCGTTGACGACGATGGCGACGGCGGTGGTGTCATATTGGGTCGGGTCGAGTGCCGGCAGTGCGGCGAAGGACAAACTGCTGCGCGGCGGGTAAGGCAGGGGAGGGAGCCGCCTTGGCTCACACCATTTTCCCTGGCCAAGGCCATGGCCCTCCATAGTCGAGATGCGGGACCTTGGCGATTCCGCCGCCACCATGGCTCAAGCGGTGCGGTTCACCCAAGTGCACCCCGTCATCGGATACCCCCGGACCCCGTAAAGGTCCGGGCCTCCTGTATAGGTGATGAACGCTTCTCCAGATGCGGAGAAAATTCGTGTCATAAGATATATTATGGAAAATATTAATATAATGACCAGAATATCACGTCGGCTACCTTGCCGACCTTGGTCGCGTCCAGGCGCAGGCAATGTCAACATGTTGTGCTTGGCTAGACGGCTTGGCTCCAACGCCTTCCAATCGCTACCAACCGGCAATGGATTGCCCCGGTCCGCTCCGAGTCGCCTGTCGGCGACTCGACCATCGGGGAGGTTAAGTGCGCAAGGGCCGCGAGCGCTGTCTAATGGTGGAGGAGGAAGATTAGGCACCACAAAATATTGATCGCTTTGGGGCCGGGAGCCATAAATATCGAAATTTCCGCTTCATATTGGTCTATCTTAGGCGGGGAGCAAAAATCTCCTGGAGAGCGTGCAACAGAGGCCATGCTGGCGTTGTTGACAGGGCAAATCGCTAGATTTGCGGGGCTCTTCCAGTGTCAAACGCTATATCTGGTGGATTAGAACTTTCCTTCCCTTGCAGGCCCCGCGCTCGCTGGCTAGGATTGCCGCGTGGAGTCGGGCGGCGGATCCGCCGCCGCCCTAACCACTGACCTGTGAAGGAGGCCAAGATGATCCAATGGATCATTCTAACCAAGCTCCTGGTTGAACTGGTGCAGTCGATCCAGGCTATCCTGGTCCTCTTGCACTAACCGGAGCGGGGAAGGGTCGGCTGGACCCCGGCCCTTCCTCTCCGACACGATAGGACATCTCCTGCACGTCTCGCAAGCCGCCAAATCGGCCAGATCATGTATTCGAAACGGCGCATGCACGCTATAGGCGGAGCCTGGACGGGGTAAGCCCTGAGCATGGCAGGCGCTCATCGAACTCTTCGATTCCCTCGTCTTCCGGTTCGCGAACAACCAATGCATCGCGCTCCGCGGCATAGGGGCTCCCGAGCAGCGGCAGCGCCGCAACAACGCGACCATGACCGGCGTCACGTGCTGCTGTAGCCATCCGCTGCTAAGCCCGGACAACGGGCACATCCGTCAATCTGGTCGTATAAGAGGGTGACCGGGATTCCTGACGCATCCGCCATGCCCGCCCCATCGTCGCCGCAGACCGAAGCGTGTCTCGTCCCATCCTGGCGTTGACGGCATCCATAGCCGCCATGAGCCGCGACCCGCGTTGCCGATCGGCAGCCTGCAGCAGATCCGGCTGAACGCGCTCGACCGGCACCAAGCCGGATAGGACGACGCCGGCCTTGCTGAACTGGAATCCCTCGCGCCAGATCCGTTTCGCCGCCGCGGTGGCCGCTGCGATCAGGGCGAAGCTGTCGTTGGTCGGCGGCTGGAGCTCGACCGTGGCCGCGTTGGCGTAGCTCGGGCCCGAGCGGAAAGGCGAGGTATGCATGAAGACCTGCAAGGACTCGGCTGCCAACCCATGGGCGCCCTGCCCTCTCAGCTTCTCGGCCGCGCGGGACGCGTAGCTGGCCACAGCCTCTCGCATCGGCTCCCAAGTCTTCACCGGCTCGCCGAAGGAGCGGGTCACGGCGGTGCCCTTCACCGGCTGCGGCGCCAAGTCGAGCGGCAGGCACGCCACACCGCGGAGCTCATACACCAACCGCTCACCCACCACCGTCAGCAGCTTGCGCGCCTGGCGCGGGTCCATGCTGCGCAGGTCGGCCGCAGTCTTCACGCCGAGCATGTTGAGCTTCTCCGCGCTGCGCCGGCCGATGCCCCAAACCTCCTCCACCGGCACCATGTGGAGCACTTGCTCGCGGTCTCCCTCGTGCGTCAGGTCGCATACCCCGCCCTCCCCCATCAGCGACTTCTTGGCCGCGTGGTTCGCTAGCTTGGCGAGCGTCTTCGAGGAGGCGATGCCGATGCACGTCGGGATTCCGGTCCACATCTTCACCGTTGAGCGAATCTCGGATGCATAGGCCGAGAGGTCACGGCCGTGAAAGCCCGAGAGGTCGAGAAAGCTCTCGTCGATCGAATAGTTCTCCAGGGCGGGGGTGAACCCGCGAAGGCACTCGGTCACCCTCTGGCTCATGTCGCCGTACAGCACGTAGTTGCTGCTGAACACGCGAACCCTGTGCCGGCGGACCAAATCCTTCACCTCGAACAGCGGCTGCCCCATCTTCACGCCGAGGGCCTTGAGTTCGGAACTCCGCGCGACGAAGCATCCATCGTTGTTCGACAGCACGCCCACAGGAACGCCTTCAAGATCGGGCCGGAAGACCCGCTCACAGCTAACGTAAAAGTTGTTGCAATCGACAAGGGCAATCGCTCGCGGCGCCATAGCCATCACCTCCGGTGGAACCGAATGGTGCTGTAGATCACTCCCCAGATCTCGAATCCGGGCCGCCCCGTGACGTCCACGGCTTGGTATGCACGATCGTCGGAGTCTGGCGCCAGATAGGTCCGGCCGCTCCGAAGCAAGAGGCGCTTGCAGGTCAGCTCACCGTCAAGCACCGCAACAACCACGTCGTCGTGTCTGGCCGTGAGGCTGCGGTCGACGAGCGCCAAGTCGCCATCATGGATGCCGGCGCGCGACATCGAGTGTCCGCTGATTCGCAAGGTGAATGTCGCGCTGGGGTGCGGTACCAGGATCTCAGAAAGGTCGAGCCGACCCTCGACATAGTCGGCAGCCGGCGACGGAAAACCGGCCGGCACATTCGCCTCAACCATCCAAATCTCGCATACGCTCATCTCGACGGGCTCCAGGTGGAGCTCGAACCCGACGTTGGTCAATGCTGGCACGGCCCCCTCCTCCCACCATTAGGCGCGACTTCGTAAACGTAGGAAGGATGTCCGGGTTCCGGAACTTTTCAAGAACAAAGAGCGGTTGACAGCTGAAACTGGAGCGCTCGTCTCTCAGGATCCGATTCGGGCCGGGGACTTGGGTGACGCCTACGGCCTTCATCCACAGCGGCAGGCTATGTCCACGGGACCAGAGTGACGGACATGGGGACTTGGGTGACGCGACTCGCTTAATCCACGGGACTCTGGTGACGCATACTACAGATAGAGTCTACAAGCTTTCAAATAGCCCCGTCACCTAAGTCCCCGCCTTGACGGTCTGCGGTAGGGCAGCCATGATCCCAGCAGATATGGAGGTTGGTATGAGTGAAGCTCGACGCTTGATCCAGGTTCACGGCGTCGAAGAGGCCCGACGAATTGCTCCGCAAGAACTGCGCCCTGCTATCGACATTGCGTCACAGGTTCTCGCATCAGAAGAGAACAAGACAGGCTTTAGCTATTCGGGCTTTGCCCTCACCGCCCTCCCCTACCGGCAGCTGGCTACCAGCGACAACTGGGTGAAGGAAGGGCATGACGTTACGCTTTCTATCGACCCTGGCACTCTGAAAATCAACAATCGGATCCGCCGCTTTGGTGTTCCATACGGCAGCTATGCGCGGTTGGTCTTGATTTACTTGCAATCGGAAGCCGTCAAAAACAGCAGCCCGCACATCGAGCTTGGTGGCTCCCTCCGGGAATTCGTCACCGGGAAGCTTGGACGTGAGTATGGTGGTAAGACTGGAACGCTGCTGATGGATCAGATCTATCGGCTTGCCGCCTGCTCAATGCGATTTTTCTGGTCAAACGCGCATGGAGACGGCTTCGAAGCAAAGAACATCATCAAGAGCGGCTACTTCTATCGTGCCGGCGCAGGTGATGCCCAGGCTCAGCTCTGGGACGATGAAGTCGTTCTAGACGCCGATTTTTATGGGCACCTGAAGAAACACGCTGTGCCGCTACTGGATGAAGCTGTGCGTGCTCTGGCCGACGATGCGGTCGCTCTCGACGTCTATATCTGGCTGGCCTATCGACTCCGCGTCGTGGATCGACCAACCCCGGTAACTTGGGCTGCGCTGCACGCCCAGTTTGGCACAAATTACAAACTCGTCCGTCAGTTCAAGCACAAGTTCATTCCGAATCTTCAAAAGGCCCTGGCCGCCTATGATGGTGCGGTGGTGTCGATCGAAGACACTGGAGTGGTGCTGCATCCGAGCCGCCCGCCTGTTAGCCGGCTTCGGTAGGCGTCACCCAAGTCCCCAGTCTCACAACGGCCGACTGCAGACCCTAAACGGGGCTCAGCGCCCTTCCTACGTGAGATGGCGCTTGCCCTAAGGCGTCACCCAAGTCCCCAGAAGGTCGACGTTGACACCCTCCCCTCCCCTGTCGCACCCTCCGGCAAAACGGGGGAAGCTCATGCCCATCATCACCTGCGCCAGCACCAAGGGCGGTCCGGGAAAGACCACGCTCTCTCTTTGCCTCGCCGACCACTGGCGTCGCTCCAACCGGTCGGTCGAGTTGTTGGACGTCGACCCTAATCGCAACCTGACGCAGTGGATCAAAAATTCTGGGGCGTCTATCGCCTGCACAGCGATCGATGAAGACGACATCGTGGAGCGAGCGGCGGAAGCTGAAGCTCGGTCCGATTTCGTGGTGATCGATGTCGCTGGCGCGCTCGCTCGCGGCCTCGTGCATGCGATCGCTGTGGCAAATGCGGTGTTGATTCCAAGCCGTCCCGACGCCAAGGACACCCTCGAAGCGGCCAGAACCTACCAGAACGTCATTGCAGAACGCCGGCTGGCCCAGCGCCGGAATCCTAAGGCTACGATCCCGGCCGCGGTGGTGCTGATGCAGGTGAACAAGCGGGCCCAGTCCTTCGGCTTCGCCAAGTCCCAACTGGAGGCGTTGAACGTTCCCCTGCTGAACGCCGAAGTGCCGTTCCGCGCGGCCTATCAGAATTACAGCTTTGCTGGGCTGCCACTGGATGATACCGCGGTCCGCGGCGACTATGCCGAGCTGGGTGCCGCCGTGGAGGCTCTGCTCCATGGCTAAGAAGCTTACCCCACGGATCGTGACTGCAGAACAGGCGACGGAGATTCTGAGCCCGTCGGATGCCCCGGCCCCGCGTCTTTCGCGACCTCTTGCGCCCGGCAAACTTCGCACACGTGCGAGTTTTGCGGATGCTATCGGCCGGCTCTGGGCTCAGGCTGAGGAAAACTTCATCGCCATCGGCCGCTACCTGAATCACGCCAAGACCACCTTGGAGCATGGCGAGTTCATGGAGATGGTGGAGCGCGATCTCCCGTTCCGCTACAGCACTGGCAACCGCATGATGAAGGTGGCTGCGGCTCTGGATGCCAACGTCCTGTCGCTGGACACCATGCCCGGTTCCTATGCGACGGCCTATGAGGTGCTTACGCTCACGGACGAAGAGCGTTCAGCTGCCGCTGAACAGGGTTTGATCCGGCCTGATGTGCAACGCAAGGAAATCGCGGAGTTCAAGAAGCGCCTGCGAGCCCCTTCCCCTGCCCCATCAACCGATCGCCGCACAGAACTGCTGCGGGAGATCAAGCAGGCGAAAGATGAGGTAAAGCGTTGGAAGGAGCGGCAGGCGCAGCTGGAAGCCGAGCTGGCGGCTTTGTCCTAATCTCGGAATCGAACCAAGGGTGTGGTGCCCTTGAGGTACAGGGGGTGCTTGGGGCTGCCATCAGCGTTTGTCCCAAAGCACCACATCTCGACGCCGGACTCCTTCAGAATCTGGACGGTCTCCTCACCGAAGACGGCTAAGGGGCGCGGCAGATTCCCCCAGCACGCCACCACCCTGTGCGCCGCTGTCGCTGCACTCAGGATCGCCGGCAGGTTTGCTCCAGACCGAGGCTCAACTCCTGCTCCGCTGAGGGATGCGGGATCGGTGGCGCGGAAGTCGCCGACGTTGGCCTTCACGAAACCAAGGTAGCCCTCGCGAACGGTGAACCCCCATTCCCGCCTGATGGTGGGATCGTTGAAGGCTGCATCTGCAGTGCTCGGGTTCATTCCGATCAGCAGCCAGTGGTGGGCGGGAAATTCATCACCGACCCATCGGCGGAGAATGTGGCGATAACGGCCGCAAGGGCTGAAGGCAGCGTCTCCGTGGAGACCGGGAGGGAGGGCCGTCTTCACCTTGCCGCCTGGCGCATGAAGCATGGCCGGCGTCGACGACGGGGCTGCGTCGAAGAGGTCGAGAGTCATTCCTTATCCCTCCCCTCCCCCGCCGTGGTCTCGGACAGGATCTCCCTCACAACTTCCGGCCGCTCCAGCATGACGGAAAGCACCGCGTCAGCTGCCCCCTGGTAGTTGGGCCAGTCGGCCGCGATCAAGTGAGCGTGCATGACGGCCCCACCCTCTCGATGCCGCAAGTCGCGATCCAGCCGGGCGAAGGCCTGGATGTGTCGAAATTTCCTCCACGCCTTCTCTACACCGTGGACCTGCCGTGCGAGGGCGAGCAGCTCATCCAGCTCGGCAAGCTCTTCGTCGGTCATGCGCCCTTCCCCACCAGCGATGTCGAAGGCGCAGAGCGCGTGAGCAACGCGTTCCTGGAAGGTGATGGGGTGGCGTGGAGCTGCTTGGCCGAACGAGTCAGCCACCATGGATCGGCTCCAGCTTCAGGTGGTCGTTGGTCCCGTGCATCTGGACGCGGTTCCGAGCGAGCGCGTCCTCGCGGTTCAGACCGATCAGGCTTCCGACCTTGCGGCGGGCCGTAAGGCTGATAGCCCGGTAGACGGTCTCGGAATGCTCCAGGCTGTAGTCGGCCGCGGCCGACCACATGTCCGCGTCAGTCCATCGGCGCTCGGCTTCCCAGCGGATGACATAGACCTCTGACATGTTGAGGTGGGTGACCGGGAATGCGCCGCGAGACTTGGGAGCGGCGTCGCGATACTCGAACATCCCAGGCTCGCTGCGGATCGGGACGACCCTCCACCATCCATGGACGATCATCCAGGGGGACACCACCGGTCGCCGGCCGTAGGGATCCCATAAGGAGTCGTCAGAGGCCGCGGCGTCGAGGAAGGCGCCGACATCGTGATGCCCTTTCGCCCAGAAGCCGAGCCACCCTCCCCCATCACCGCCGGCCTCGACCAACCGCTCGATGTCCATCTTCTCAACCGGCACGGCATCCTCCATCGATGTTGGCCTTGGTCACCCGAAACGTGAGGGCGACGACAGCCGGGTTGGCGTTCCAAGACTCCGCGCCATGGAGGGTGTCCCACAGCGCCATGAAGCCGGCGCGGTATGACCCCTTCCAGTCCGGATTGAAGGGGCGCTGGATTTTGGTCTGGCTGGTGTACTGGCCCGCACCCTCGGCGATGGCGTCCTCCTCGCTGATGTCGTGGAGGTGCTGATACCGAACCTCCTCAACGATCAGCGTCATCCTGCTGACCCAGCGGAACATGTGGATCGAGGGGCGCCAGCCTTTCTCGCTGCCCGACTCCAGGTCCCCCGCCCAGATCGACCATGCGCCCTCCCCGGCCGGGTACTTGGAGTAGTCGAAAGACGGCCCTGCCCCATAGTTCGGACCGTCATACTCCGGATACCAGCGATGAAAGTTCGCCCTGTAGCAGACACAAGGGCCGCGAGCGGAGTTGGCCGGACACCAAGCCTCACGAACCCATAGGCGGTCACCGGGTTTGGCCTTGGCGAGGGGGCTGCGAGCGAGGCGCCGCGTCTGCGTCTTCAGGCCAGCCCACAGGGAGCGGGCCATCTGGTCCGAGAAGATGACGGAAAGGTCATTTTGCATCCCGTGTCTCCTTGGGGCTGATGGGAGTTGAGAGCGCGCGCCGGCACTTCGAGCAGGTCACGGCTTCGGATCGGAGAGTCCACGTAGCGCGGCTCAAGTCGATGGCACGCGGGGAGGTGAAGCACGCCGCCGAAACTCGACCATCCGGGGCGACCAGCTTGGCCATGTGGATGGTCTTCGATCGGGTCTGAAAATCAGGCGGCATCAATAATGCTCCTCACCATGCCGGGCAGTTCGGCCTTCAGGGCTGCCATCACGCGCTTTTCGAGTTCCTTGCGGGGGGCAGGCGGCTTGGGCGGGACCTTCAGCGGTTCGCCGTTGGCGGTCCGAACGTCGATCTGGCGGTAGAGTTCAGCGTAGAGCGCTTCGACCGCCTCGCCGTGCTCCTCCCACGCCGCCTCTGGCGCCGTCTTCCAGTTCGGATGATCTCTCAACCGGCGTTCGGTGACAGCCAGCGACAGGATGCGTTCCAGGTCGGCGCGCATGGGTGAGGGGTCATGCACGACACGCTTCCCTCGAAACGGTCAGCAGTTCCAGCCATGGTGCGATCGGCTCGGCCGGCTGGGCCTCGACGACGAAATCGCACTCGCCGCACTGGCACAGGTAATCCGGCTGGCAATGGCGACAGGCCTTCGTGTAGCGGACGCCGGTCCAGCCGTCGCGGAAGCCGTTGGCGAAGGTCACCGCGAGATAGCGGTCACCGATTCGGATCGGATGGCCGCAGCGGTAGCAGTCGTGCTGCTTGTGGGCGGTGTGGAACACCTGGCGGAGAATAGTTGCCATCACTCACCCTCCGTGGCGGGGCGCGCCTTCAAGGCGTCGGCTTGGCGCATGATTGACGACAGCAGCGCCATCATGCCGCTTGGATCTCTAAGCAGGACGTAGGCGCCATGGGCGGATTGGACCCGCCCCAACTCGGCCTTGATCAGCACGGCATCGTGGCGGATGTTGTCGGCATCCTCGGTGCGCGCCATCCGCCCGTCCGCCCTGGCGTTTGCTTCGGCGGCGCTGATTGCGGCGGCGATGATGGAAACGGCCTGGGGGTTCGCATGCCATTCGTCGAAGGAGTCGCCCTTAACGAGGATATGACCTTCTGGAAAGCCGACGCTTTTCGAAAGGGCGTCGATCAAATCGCGAGCTCGCAGCTCCGGGCTCGTCGGCAGGGAGGGCTGGGGCTGGCCAGTTACGGGCGCCCTCCCCAGCTTGTTGGTTTCCACGGTATCCAGAAGGCCGGCGGCGCGGGCTTTGGCGAGAATGTCGTCGGCCCTGATACCGAGATGCAGGAACCTGCGGGTCTGCATCGTAGGCAGCGCGGCGAGGGTGGTGACGATTTCGTCCAACGAGCAGGCTAGTTCCCGTGCCAGCAGTTTGTCGGTCGGGCCCGTGACAGCCGGCGGCGCAGGATGGGTGAGGGCGGCGAAGACCGGCTTCAGCAGGCGCTCCACCTCACGCATGATCTCGTGGCGCGCCAAGTCGCGGGCCACGCCGCTCAAGAATTGGTCACACCAAGGGCGAAGCGGCTCCAGCGCCTCCCGCATCGCCCGCCCCCAATCCTCGGCCGTCTCGGCGCGCTCGCGCATCCGGCAGAACCTGGCCCAATACCGCTGGCTACGCTCGCGGCGCTTCTGCTTCGCGGCGGCAAGGGCGGCTTCGGCATGGGTTGGGGCTTGATCGTCATCGAGGGTGGCGGTGCCATTCAGCAGGCAAACCCCATCCGGGACGACCCCCTTCGGCCGAGCGACAGCTTCGGTCAGGAAATGGCGGTAATTGCCGATCGCTCGTGCCTGCCGCTCCACCTCGCCTGACAGGCGTGCGACCTCCGCTGCCTGCGCCTCGCCCCGCTGCACCTCATTGAAATGAGCGCAGGTCGTTTCACGGTAGCTGTTGCGGAGCCACGCCAGGTCGGCGGCCTGCTTTTCGATCAGATCAGCAGCTTTCCACTCGGGCCGATCCTCTGGGAAGGCTGCTGATTGGGCGCGAGCGGCTTCCCGCAGCTTCGCGGCGACGCTGTCCGAGGTGTGGGCCTGTGATAGGGTGGCGGCGGTCATTGTTGGATCTCCTGGCTGGCGGCGATGCTGAGTTCGAGCGCCGCCAAGCAGATCGTCAGCGGGATGGTCGCTGCGCTGGAGACTTGGGCATGCCAATCATCCCCGGCCTTGCTCGGTGGATACCAGCGGATGGAGACCGCCGGATACCATGGCGACTCCAGCGTGTTGAAGGCGAGGGTCACTTCCAGGAGGTTGACCCCGACCGGCATGAGCGTCATGGCGGCGTCAACGCTGGCGGTATAGAGGGGCACCTTCCACCAATCGGCGACGTTGTTCGCATGGTTGATGTGGTCGGCCCGGTTGCGGCGCCAGACGTCGGAGAACAGCACGAACTCGGCCTGGGGCCCGGTAAGGCGGTCGTACCGGGCGCCGAATTCCGGGTTGAGTTCGATCTGGATCAGCGCATCGACCTCACGGTCAGGTGCGGTCAGGGCCTTCACCCGATCCTTCAGGATGCCCATGGGCTCGGTGTTCTTATGCATGGTGTTAGGCATCCTCAGCTTGAGAGGTGGCGACCCGGGCCTGAAGGCTGCGCAGTGCGACCAGCTTGCGCTCCGTGTCGGCGATGTCGGTGGCGACCTGCTCGGCGATGGCGCTGACTGGCCAGACCGACAGGCCCTCTACATCGATGTACCCGCGGGCGGTGGTGGCGTTGAAAATCCCGGCCTCGGCCAGATCGCGCGTGTAGCCCTGCGCTTTCGGCCGGAACCAGCCTCCGTGGCGCTTAATCAGGTACAGTCCGTCCTTGATGCGTTTGCGGGCGACGGCCGTAGCCTCGCGGAGCGTCAGGCTCCCCGGCCGCAGCCTCATGGAAATGCTGCGGCTCACGATCTCCCTCCCCCCTTCGCATCGCGACGCGCTTTCTCTGCGCCATGCACCCATTCCATTCCCAAGGCCGCTTGAATGGCGTCGAAGGCCCGTCTCTCCGCATTGCGGCCATCCAACCGGGTGTCCAGCGCGTAGTGGTAATCGGCAATGGCCTGACGGATTAGGGCGAGCGGGTCGGACACCGGCGCAGGCGGGGCGGCGGACACCACGCCCAAGGCCCGAGCCTCGTAGCGGAAGCCGCGCTCGATGTAATGCAGCGCGTCCTGGTATCTCGACAGCGGGACGGTTTCCCATTCCGACCAGCCGGGGACGGAACTGTTCTCATCGTAGCGGAAGCGGGTCTGATAGAGAGCGACCTCCGCCACCGCCTGGGGCTGACCGCCAGCCATCGCCCTGATATCCGTGGCCGCATGCGACGCCCCGTACCGCTCTGCGATATCGGCGGCGGCATGGAATGCATCGTCGCGCCACCGCTGCGCATACTCGCGTTTGTCTGCCATCAGGTCAGCCATCACCGGCCCTCCCCGGTGTGCTGGCGTCCCTTCTCCAGCCATTCCGCGTGGCGTTTCGCCGTGCCCGGCCAGGGTGCCGGGTAAGAAACGGACCACACGTAGTCTATGCTGTTGGGCTTCTTGCCAAAGTTGAAGCGCTCGGCGGCCTCGTTCATGGCGTCGGCCATCTTCACGGCGGCGTCGTAGCTTTCGACCGGGTGCAGGTCGTCCGGACCGCGATGGTGAACGCACCATAGGATCGGCGCCTCCACCACCTCCTGCGGGGCGGCGGCAGGATCGGGAGTCGCCGCCACTTCAAGCGGCGCCGGTGAAGCGCCCTTGGTGTCACCGATGGTGGGAAGCGGTAGAGCGTCCTTGGCGAGGCGGTAGATCCGTCGCAGCAGGTCGACGGCTTCCTCCGGCCAAGCATGGGCCGATGCATAAGCGGCGAGGGCGGAAGCGTCTCGGATCTGTGCGAGAGCCGGGAACATGATCGGGAAGGACCATGCCCAGACCTTCGCTATGCCCTCGGCGTCGTAGCTGCCCGGCTCCTTGTCGTAGATCGCGCCAACAATCGCGTCGTTGTCGGTCGGCCCAGACCAGATGGTGAAACCGTTGGGGTGGATGCGGACATCGTAGGGCTGGCGGATGCGGTTGGTGAGGTTGCTTCCCACGCTTGTGCCCTCCCCTCAAGCTGCCGCAGGAGGGAGGGGTAAGGCTGAGAGCGTTCCGGCTTCGACAAGGGCCTGGTTGGTCAGAAGCTGGATCTGAGCCTTCTGCGTGGCAATGTGCGTCTCAATGATCGGCTTGGCGAGCGACCACGGAACGTTGAAGAGGCGATGGCCGTTTTGTCCGCTCGGGACGCCGAGTTGTAAGCCATCGTGTCTGCGGCCGAACGCATCCCGCAGATCGGGCGCTTCACGTCGGTCCATCGCGTCGGTGATTTCCTTCAGCAGCGCCTCGGCGGTCTCGACTTCACGATAGGCCAGAGCAATGTCGGTGGCGGTTTCTTTGGTGATCATGATGATGGCATCCTCTCGTGCGGCTGGCGGTGTTCAAGCAGCTGCGGCGGCTGCGGCCTTGGTGGCGGTGATGAGGCGGGTGCGGACGGTGGTGCCGGACGACGCGAACGTGCTCGGCGGCAGCGCCTCGGCGTCGGCACCGATGGTGTTGAGCCAGAGCCGGAAATCGATGCAGTCGCGCTCGCCGCCTAAGAAGGGATGCTCGCTAACGATGGCGACCAGACGGCCGCCGTCGCGCAGCAGTTCCCAGGCCGCCCGGATGTGGCGGATGTCCTGGTTGCCGCTGAACGGCGGGTTCATCGCAACGGCGTCGAACCGGCTGCCCATGCGATGCTGCCGCTTGCCCCAGAGCAGGAAGTCGGAGAGGTGGACACCGATGACGTCGAGGCCGCGCAGAACTTCAGAATTCTCCGGATCGATCTCCACGGTGACGACACGGGCACCGCGGTCGAGCAACGGCTTCACCAGCCGGCCGTGGCCGGCGCTCGGCTCCAGCACGAGGTCGCCGTGCTTGATGCCGACCAGTTCGGCCATGCGCTCGGCCAGCGGTTCCGGCGTCTCGAAGAACTGCAGTGTCTGCTTGCGGTCCGGAACCCTCTCGACGCCAACAGTCAGGGCGGCGGCCAGAGCTTTGCTCGGATCGGTCGGGAAGACATGCCCGCCGACCTTCCGGTTCCAGGCGCCGCCCATGGCTTCCAGCGCCTTGTTGACGGCGGTGTAGACGGGCCGATCGAGCTTGCCGGGCGGCAGGATGATGACGTTGCCCTGCACGGTGGCGCGGCCGAGGATGTCGGCGGCGATCGGTGGGACGTTGACGAATTTGGTGGTCAATGGATGGCTCCAAGTTCGGCCATGGCGCATGGCGCATGGGGCAAGCGCACAGGTTCGCTGACGGAGTCAGGCGGCCAAGGGTAGGGAGTGCTGGGCACGCCGCCCTATGGCGGCCTCAAGCAGGATGTCCCAGGGATTCTTGTCGCCCTGGTAAGGGCAGTCGTTGCCTGTCGCTTCCGCGAGGCCATGCCGCAGCGGCTGGCCGGCGTAGTAGACGTGAATGCCTTGGCTGCAGCAACGGCACTGCATCACGTCGCCGTCTTGCTCGTAGACGTGCGAGAGGGCGCACAGGGCGTCGTTGAACTTGCCTTCGGCCAGGAGGTCAGCTGCCAACGTTCGGCGCTGGGGAGCTTCCCGTTCAAGTCGGCGAGACAGAGTCTTCATGACGGCACCCGCACCGCTGCAGGTGGGGTGGAGAGCGCCGCAGCCATGGAGTCCGCGAAGCTCACCAGCGGGTGGGCCGCCCAGGATCCGAACGGACCGTAGGCCGGCACCTCCACCTTGACGCCAGGCGCCACGATGATGACGGGAATCCGGTTCGCGATTGCGAGCGCCGCCTCGGCAATCGCGCCCTTCAACGGGAAGTCGCCAGCTTCGGCGTAGAGCACCAACCGCTCAGCGCCGGCAATCTCCCTCTCGATGCGGAGCCAGAGCTCGGCGAAGTTGGCGGTCTGGCCGGGTCCAGCTTCGTCGATCCAGGAGGTGACGATGTGGTGTCCATCGACATCTCTCAATCGCCTCCACTCGGCGGCCCGCTCCGGAATGCTGGCGCGGCTGGCGATGTAGACCCCTGCCCGCTCATGATCCTTCGCGGCGTTGAGAACCACCCAGGCCACATCCCGCGGCTCGATCTGGCTGGCCGGGACCCGCTCGATGAGCTGCTGGTAGCCGGCGGTACCGGCGGCGAGTTGGTCAGCGAAACCAGGGCTCAGATTCCGCCGGTGGATCACAGAGACCGTTGCGATGCGACCGTCCAGGGCCTCGATCCGGAGGAACAGGCGCGCCACCCGCTCAGGGCATTCCCGCGCCGGATACCAGAACAGGCGCTTACCATCGTCAAGGTGATGGTCGCTGCACGCGCTCTGGCGCCGGCAATCACCGCCGCAGTAGCAGTGGGGTGGCGGCGTCAGCGACCAATACGGCCAACCGCCTCCCTGATTGCTCCAGACCTTCAGGGTCGGGCCGTCGATCCGATAGACGACGCGATAGTCGACCGGCGGCGGGCCAGGGATGCCGCCACCGCCGATCTGGCTGTAGCGCCCCTGTTGGATCGCAAGCGGGTGGACGCCGGCCCAAGCCTCCTTCACGAACAGGATGGTTCCGACCTTGATCTTGTCCCAGGCCTTCGCATCGGGAAGCGTGACGGTCTGCAAGGTGTTGACGAGGGCAGCGCGTAGCTCGTCTTCGGTGAGGATGATGCCCTTCATGGATCAGCCCTCGGCCCGAGCACTGCGCACCTTCGCGCGGTCTTGACGCTCCACCTCGGCGACCAGCAAGGCCAGAGCGCGGATCAGGTTGCGGCGGGCGTCCTTAGGCTTCCACCACTTGATCGCCCAGGGCCACGCTTCCGGGAAGCCCTTGATGTAGGATATGGCGGCGCGGGCGAGCTCGCCCATCGTGTAGCCGTCGTCCTGTTCGAGGGTGTTGCCCTCCACCTCGATCTGCCGGCGCCGCTCGGCGACAACATCACCGATCACGCCTGGCAGGGCGATGGGCTGCGGATGTCCGCAGGACGCGCACCAATCCTCCAGGGCCGCATAACCCTCGGACATGGTCGGAGCTTGGCAGACGGTACGGAGGAGCTCGTTCGAATCGGTGAGGGCGTAGCTCAGCTGACGGTAGCCGCGCAGAAGTTTGTGAAATGCCGCAGCATCCTTGCTGTCCACCGGATGCCCGAAGCGCGAAAGGAGATGATCCGTCGCCTCCTTCAGCGACGCCGGCAGGCGAACCGATGCGATGGTCTGGATGTCCGGGCACTGCTTCAGCGCCTTGGCCGCCTTGTGCATATACGGGGCCTTCTGGTGGGGCGCGAGTGCGTCGAAGAGCATGACGGGGCTTGTCACCTCGGCCATGGCCTCGGTGTAGAGGCGAGCCGCCTCGACCATAACCGGGTCGCCATCCACGATGTTGATGACGTCATTCGGGTTGCCGGCGGCGGGCCATTCCTCCACGCCGTCCGGCAGTTCGGAGCAGCACCCGTCAGCCCTCAGACAGAGGACGCCCTCGCCGGTGCCGTCATCGTACAGGGCGGTAATCGGGAAGGCGCTGTCGCGTCGGTCGGTGCTGATGATGCGCACGGGGAGGCCGGACCGCGTGCGGGCCGGAAGGGCAGGGTTGAACTTCATGGTGGAGCTCCTGGGTGAGCACCCGGAATGGGGTTGCCGATCGGCGGGAGAAGGAGGCGTCAGGCCGCGACGGCAGCCGGCTCCGGGCCCATGCAGGCCGTGGGCTGGTCGCGGTTGAAAGGGATGACTCCGGGGGCATAGGCGTAAAGGTCGCTGTAGCCGTGCTTGGGCATCCGCCGATCGAACATCGCGGCATGTTTCCGGTGCTCGGCCAGGGCGGCGGCCCGATCGCGGGCGATGCGCCATTCATCGGTCTCGACCACTAACGCGGCCCACCGGTGGAGGGCGGCGATCATGTTGATCGACTGGTGGGACCAGCTGTAGGAACCGTAATAGTCGTCGTGACCGAGCTTCTGGCATAGGTTCGCCGCTGAGTCGGCGCCGCCCAAATGGTCGCGGAGATTCCGCTTAAGCGCCCGACGGCCGGTGGGGGTGAAGATCTCGTCCGGCTTCTGCCATGAGTCCCCAACCGCATCGTAGAGGCGCAACCATTCCTGCCACCCCTCGGGCGCCTCTGCTTTCACCCGGTCGCGGCCAGGATAGTGGAGGTGGGCTTCTTCGGCTTGGTCGAGCGTCTCATAAGGGAAGCTGGTGGTGAAGGTGCAGCGAAGCGGTTCCGGCTGGTCGATCCAGTAAGGGCCGAACTCATCGGGATCCCATGCCTCCGGAGACCGCGGCGCGTTCTCGTCCTGCATGTCGATCGACCAACGCTTCAGATCCTTACGGAACTCAAGCAGCGACTCTTTGGCCTCCCGAACCAGATCCTCCATGATGAAGGTGAAGGTGTCGTCCGGATCGTATTCCCGACGATGGTTTGACTTCCCCAGCAGGTAATCGTAGCTGGAACCGTTCACCCATGCCGCCGCGTTCTCCCATGTGTTCATGGCGTTGTAGTGGGTGAGCGTGATCTCGCCGATGTCGCCGCCGACAGTCAGGATCCCGGGATGGTTCCAGGTCACCGTGTACCAGTAGTTCCCGCCCCGGTTCCCTTCGTAAGAGACCAACCAGGATTTCGTGTCCGCCGGGGCGAGCCGGTGGCGGCCGTACCGATCCTGTTTCAGGTCGGCCAAATACCGCTTGGCTTGTTCGTAGTGCATGCGGCTTCTCCTCAGGCGCCCGGCGTCGGGCGCTGGTCGATCACGGTTGAGGCTGAGAAAGGGCGGCGGTGACCGGAATCGAGCGCGCCCATGTTGGTCAGGCGGTCGACCACATCGACGTCGTGGACGACGCGGAAATAGACCGCTCCCTCTTCGGTCGGCGGCAGGTCGACCACGCGTCCGTCTTCCAACCGGTACTGAATCGCAGACGGGAACGAGCGTCGGCCATCGGCGTGAACGCGCGCCCGGATCCGAGGGGAGGGCATGGGAGGCTGCATCGAGGCGCAGGCCGCCAGCATGCGTTGCTCGTGGCGAGCGCCGAGAGAGGGCCTATCGGGCATCCGGAGGCGTCCTTCTGAACTTGGTGGTGCCGGTGCCGTTCATCTCGCCGTAGACGACGGCGCCCGCCTTCCGGTCTGGCTGGCTGATATCCCAGCGGCGGAGAAGCCACTCGGGAAGCCAGCGATTGGCCCATTCGTTAATCTTGATGGCCGCCGCCATGTGGCGCAGGACCGCGCGATAATCCGCTTCCGTCAGCAGCGGAGCGCCGCAAGACGGGCAGGGCGCGTTGACCCATTTCGGGTACTCGACCACGGAGACAGACGCGTCGGTATAGCCACAGCCAGGGGCATCGCACTTCAGCCCGCTGATCTGGTGGCGGAGAATCTTGTAGGAGGTGCTTTTACCCATTGTCATCTCCTAAGCCGCGACCTGCGCCCGAGACGGCGCATAGAGGGCGTGATGGGCGTTGGCCTGGGCGAGAAGCGTCGCCATGCGCTTTGGGACCGAGTTGCCGACGAGGCGCATCGCCTCGGTCTTGGTCAGCGGCCGGGTGACATGGACGACGTTCCCGTCCTCTCCGGTGACGACCAGCCCCTTGCGGTCGCGCTTCGGGACGGTGATCTGGTCCGGCATGCGCAGCTCGTGCGCGGCGGCAGCTTCGGTCGGCGTCAGCATCCGCATGCCGATGTCGATCACGAGCCATTGGCCGACGGTGACGAACTCCCGGTCATCCCAGCAGCCGTGGGCGCGGAGGAAGTTCGCCACCTGCCGGGCTCGCTCCAGCTTCTCCGGCGAGAGGTCCGGCCAGAGGGAAGCGCCGGTGACCGCGAATCGGTCATTGGTGGTGAGGGTGTTCAGGGGAGCGTCGCAGGTCTGATGCTGGCCGCCGACGCTGTAGTACTCGGACAGATAGGCGGCGGTGACGCCGGAGTGACCGCCGCCTCGTTCACCGCCCGTGCACATGGTCGGTGCCGGCTCGGTGACCGGTTGGCCGTCGCGCGAGGTGCCGCGGAACTCGGTGACGTAGGCGGCGGCGACCTGCTGCTGGGTGCCTGCGGTTGTCATGGTGGACAGCGGGTCATCCGCCGTGTGGCCGATCACCCCGGTGTTGTGCTGGACCAGCCAAGCCCCGACGACGCCGTGCTTCGCGCCGCCCGCGACCTGGGTGCCGACGGGTTCGCCGACATCAAGAGCGCGCGGCGCCTGCCCCTCGCGCTCGCCATAGCCGGTCTGGACCATGGCCGCGCCGATGACCGCGCTGTGCTCCTTCCCGGTCTGGGTTGCCAGAGGCGCGTCCGCCGGTTGACCGACGCTCCGGGTGCGATGCTCCTCCAGGAACGCACCGACGACGCCGAAGCGCAGGGCGCCGGCCATTACCGTGTCGATCGGCTCCTCCGGCGCCTGCCCGACGCTGTTCTCCTGGAACTTGGTCAGGTGGGCAGCGACGACCCCGTGATGAGGAATCTGCGTCTGGGCGCCGAGAGGCTGCTGGACCTGCTGGCCAATGCTCTCCCCACGATGCTCGACCACGTGGGCGGCAACGACGAAATTCCGGTTGCCGGTGGTAGCGGTTGGCATCGGGGCTTCGACTGCGGCCCCGATGTTGTTGGCATTGTTCGCCATGACAGCGGGAGCGAGAGTTGCCGAGACGATCCCCAGCGGGGGCGCAGCTCCGGGGTGGTAGGCCGAGTGGGAGCAGGTGACGGTGTGCAGCGGCTCCGTCAATTCGTGGCCGATGCTGTTGTTTCGGAATTTCGTGACGTGCGGTGCCAGAACGGCCCCGACCATGCCGAACCGGTTCTCGGTGGTAAGGGTGGCCAGCGAGTCCGACGGATCGGTGCCGCGAGCCTCACCTGGGCGGCGTTCGCCGTGGTAGCGGGTCAAGTGTGCCGCGATGACGGCTTGGTCGTTGCTCCCCGTCGCCGTGCGCAGGGCGTCCTTGATGTCGTAGGTCCGGCTACCGCTCCGGGCGTCGTCTCCATGCGCAACCCCGACCAGGGTGGCGGCGACCACGCAGCGATCCTCCTTCGTCGTGCTGGTGTTCAGCGGATCAGCGACATCCATCGGAGGGACCTGGGCCGCTCGGCCGCCGGCGCCGATGATGGAAGCGCCCATAACCGCGAGTTCGCCGCCCTTCACGCCGGCGGTCAGGGTCGGAAGCGGGGTCGCGCCATCGTGGATCCGCGTGTCGCTGCTGGTGTGGGTGGTCGGAACAACTGCCGGGCCGACCACGGCGAACTCTCCACGATGTGCGCTGGTGATGGTCGGGATCGGCTCATCCACGTCATGGTCACGGCAGCCGTGGGTCAGGTGAACCAGGAACGGTTTCTCGGCCTCCAGCACGAAGCGCTTCAGCCCGACGGCGATCCGCTTCTGGGTTGCCGCCGCCAGATCCTTCTTGCGGCTGAAGATCGAGGGCAGCGGGAGCGACCAGTCGATGATCTCTGCGGCGGCGCGGTAGGGCAGGCGGGAGCCAGAGCGCACCAGTTCCGAGTTCCTGGGGGCATGGGTCAACTGCGGCCAGACGATGGGCTTGTCATCGAAGACGCCGACACCCCAGAGCCGGATGCGGCTGGTCGGAATGCCGACATCGGCACAGCGGATGTCTCGATCCTCGTACCGGACGCCAAGGCCTTCCATGTGCCTCACCCAGGCGCGATAAGTCCGGCCGATCCCGGTCTTTCTGTCGATGGCCTTCGGATCTCGAACGAGCTGCTGCTCCTGCACCGGGACGCGCTCGCCCTTGGCCGCTACGGTGCCGTCCAGTTTCAGGACCCGACCCGTTGCCTTGTCGCGCTTGGCGATCAACCTCGCCCAGCCCCGGATTTCCCGAACGTTTTCCAGGTAGACCACCGCCGGCCCCAGCCCACGCTTGCGAAGCTTGCCGACCCAACGGCATCCCTGCCATGGCATTGAGCGAACACGCTTCGATCGCGGAGCGCCGCCCTTCGCGACGGAGTGGTCGCGACAATCAGGACTCAACCACAGGATGTTAACATGGCGGTTCTTAGTCGCCCTTAACGGGCAAACCTCATATATGTCGGCGTGCAGATGCCGGGTGTGCGGGTTCAGCGCCTTGTGGGCGGCGATGGCGATTCCGTCGTGGTTGACCGCGACATGGACGGGGAAGCCGGCATCCTCCAGCCCCTGGCAGGCGCCGCCGAGCCCCGCGAAGAGGACGACGTTGATGGCGTCGTCCAGCGGCCATTGGCCGTCAGGACGTCGTTCTTGGTCGCCGGAGCGTCGACGGCTCCTTGTGCGGGCGCGATTCGGTTTGATCGCCGTGGAGACCGGCAGCATGTCGGTCTCGAACAGCGAGGGCATGTCGTCCATGGTGAACCTCTTGATGATGGGCGGCGCCGGTGCGCCACAGTTGGGGGGAGGCGCTAAGCCTCAGAAGGGGATGGGGATCGCATCTCGTTCAGAGCTTCCTCCGCCGCTGCGCGAGCACGCGGACAGTCAGACCGGAGGGCAAGGTTCAGAGCCTCCAGCTTGGCAGCGACGACGCCGATGCCGACCAGCTGGGTCCAGAAGGTGATCTCGCCCTGACTGTGCTGCTTGTCATGGCAGCCGTAGATCGGGCCGGACGGTGATTTCCCCATCGACTTGGAGGTGTCGCAAAGCGGGTTGCAGTAGATGTCCGAGGGCTTCTCGGGCTTGAACCCATCGGTGCCTTTCCACAGGTGAGCCGCAGCCACGAACATGGTCCGGCCGCACGCCCGGCAGGGCTGGCGCGCAACGAACTCCAGGTGCTTCCTGCTGCGGAACTGCGTCTCCGGCTTCGGCTCCAGCCGATCGACGGGTTGAACCAAGAAGGCAGGATCCCGCTTATCGATGAGGGGAGGCCGCTTGGCCTTCTTGATGCTCATGATGAGGCCGCCTGGCTGTCGGCCGCGCCACCCACCGGCTGATCGTCGCCGGCAGCGGCGCGCAGGATCCCGGTGATGGCGATGGCCAAGCGGTCGACGAGTTGAGCGTGCGTGCATCCCTCGCGCACCACCTGCTGCCCATAGAAGTTCGGGAGCGTTGCCGTGTAGAGCCGCACGAGAACCTGCGACCCGTTGATGAACTCGTAATCCTGGCTGTTGCTGAGGGTGCCGATCGGCGTTCCCTCGAAGCTGATCGCGTCGGATGCCGGCGACGCGTAGAGGCGCTTGATGACGTTTGCCTTGGTGATTTCCCACCCGGCCCCGGTCCGGCGCCGCTGCACCGGCCTGCGGGTCGGGCTCTGAGCCTTCAAGCGCTCGATCGTCCGCTCGATGACGTCGAGCAGCTCCTCCTGCGTCCTGCCGGCGGCGACTGCCCAGCGGTAGTGCTTCTGGCCGACCGTCTCGTCGAGGGCCGCGTCGATTTCCGTCCGGAACTGGAATTTGCTCGGGACCTGCGGATGTCCGTAGACGTTCCGGCAGGCCAGCACGAGGGCGTTGTTCAAGCTGATCGGCCACTGCTCGGCTTCGGCCAGCCAGAACGATGTGCGGCCCGCAGCGATGTCCGCGAAGCCCACTTCCTTCCAGCCCCTGCGCTTCAGGATGGCGAGCGTTTCCTCCAGCACAGCCAGAGGCGTCGGCTTGCGCGGGCGCTGTCCGAGCTTGATGACCTCAGCCATGGCGATGCGCCGCAATTATGTGTTGCGCGCCATCAACCTCGGCTTGGAACTGGGCGCCGATCCCGCCGTCGAACATCAGGATCTCCGCTGGGCCGTTCCGGTCGCCGATCAGGATGCCGTCGAGTTCGGCGCGCTCCTTGCGGGTCAAGTTGCGCCATTTCTGGATGTCCCAGTTGTCGCCCATCAGGATCCCGCGCGGTGCGTGCGCCTGCATGCGGCCAACACTGAATCCGTTCTCCGCAAGCCACCTCTCGGCAGCGCGCACCGCGACGAAGTCGCCGGCCTCGGTGAAGGCCTTGGTGAGGATGGTGGAGCGTTGCATGGGCGGCCCCTCAGCCGAGCAGGAAGATCAGCCAATCGAGGACGAAGAGGGCGACCAGCATCGTCAGGAAGTCGCCGATGAAGGCCATGCACCGGCGCGCCAGCCCGGGGACTTGGGTGACGGCGCCGACCGAAAGGGCGGTATGTGCCTGGCACGGCGCCGAGGTCTGCAGCATCTCCATTGGACGATCGAAGCCCAACGTCACCGGACGGATGTCGCAGACATTCGCGCCGTCGGCGCCGATGCGGTTGGTTCGGTGCATGGGGAGGGCCGATCCGTCATGGTTCGCGGTCATCATGGTGTTGCGCCTTCAGAAGGGGAGGGCGGTCAGGGTGGCCAGGATGAAGGCCGCGATCAGCACCGCGATACCGCCCAACAGAGGCGTGTGAACGACGCGTTCGAACATGGAGCCCTCCGGTGTTTGTGAAGCGGGCCGGGGCCTGCATGCCGCCGGCCGCTCCGCCGCACAGAAGCTGCCGTTTCCTCATTGGCCGGTGGGCAGCGATGGCCGGAAAGGGGATGCGCCGGCTTCTAACTTCACACCGACGTCGGCCACGGGCTTTGCCTTGGTCCTGCGGAACCGCAGTTTTCCCGGCGCAGCTGACACGCCGCAGCGCATCCCCTTCACGCCCTTAAGCCCTGCGACGGGATGGTGACCGTCCGCAGGGCTGGAAGGGGAGGGGAGGGGCGTCAGGCGGCGAGCCTGGTGGCCGAGCCGGGCCGGACCTTGCGCTCCTTGCCGTCGTCGCATGCGACGATCAGGAGGGAGGCGCCGCCCTTGCAGGGACGCTTCTCGGTGAATCCGGTGACGGTGCCCTTGACCTTGCCGATCGCGTTCGGGCCGGGCTTGAACTCGACCCGGTCGTCCTTCTTGATGCTCTCGCTCATGCTCTTTCCCTTTCTGGATCGTGATGGGTCGTGCCGGCTCGGGATCAGCGCCGCGGCGGGGCGCGGTCGCAGCCGGGCGTCGCGGCGTTGTCCAGGACGATGGCGGGGATGTCCGCCGAGATGTCGAGGCGCTGAACGTCGAACCACTGGCTATCCGGCAGCTTGCCGTCGGCGCTCATCGGCGGAACGACGAGCGCCTGGTTGCAGCCGGTGAGATACTGAACGACGCCGGTGACGACGCCCTTGAAGCCGGTGACCTTGTCGGTGACGGTGTTCCCAAGCATCTGCTGCATCCCGGTGTTGATGAGAAAGTCTTCCACTGCCTCAACCCCCACCCGGCGGCCGGGTAAGGGGGTGGGGGAAGAGGAGCCGATCAGGTAGGCGATCGGGCACTTTCAGCGTTTAGGTGACCGGTTTTCCCCGCCGGCTGGGGGCTCACGATGTCCGACGTGGCCCGGCTCAGGAATGCCGCCATCATCTGAGAAGAGGCGGGGCCTATTGACCGCAGCCGGGCCGGCATGCCGGCGGGCTGCAGCGTTCGGCCCCGCATGCGGAGCCGGGGCGATCGGGCGGCGCTCGCGGCACCAAATGGATCAGGGTATCGGAGGAGGGGAGGGGCCATCCAGCGGGCTCCCACGGCAGCGGGGCAATCGGTCGGAGCAGGTCAGAACCCAATCCCAACAGGTCAGGCCCAACCAGCGAGATACAGGCGAAGGTCAACAGCGAACGCATCATCCACACCCCATCCGCCGCGCATCCCACCGTGTCGGCATCGGTCCCAAGGGCGAACCCCTCTGACGCCTCAAGCCCCACCGTTGCCGGTAAGGGGCTGGGAAGGTGGCCGGCGCCCCGCGAAAAGCACCGGCCGGATCCGACACACGAACGCCGCAAGAGCCCTTTCATTGGTTGATGCGCCGTCCAGGTTCCGGTGGATGGCAATCCGGGCTGAGGGGCTCCAGCTCGGTGCGGGGGGCACACGCGCAGGGGAAGCGGAGCCGGGGCCCCTCATTGCCCCAACCCCGCCCCAGCCATCACAGCCGGGAGCGGGGTTGGAGGCCGGAACTTCCATCCGGCTGCCGATGCGCTCGGTCTGCGAGCCTTGCCGAAGGGCCTGTGTGTCGGCGGTGATGCGGGGCGGAGCTGGCCGCCACCGCGCGGTATCTTTCGGGGCGGTGGGATTCGAACCCACGACCTGCGGCACCCAAAGCCGCTGCGCTATCCAGGCTGCGCTACACCCCGATCTGGTGGAGCCTGTCGGGATCGAACCGACGACCTCCTGCTTGCAAAGCGGGCGCTCTCCCAACTGAGCTAAGGCCCCAGGTGCCGGGCCTTGCATCCCGGCTGTCCGGTCTCTCACCGGCTTGTGGGCCTCCTCCGCGCGATCTTCAGCGGCTCCCCGCGCGGCCGTGACCTCCATCATCTCCCGACATCCGGTTACCCGGAGCGGGCCGGCTTGCGCCGAAGTGGCCCTGACGCGTCCCCGCTGGCGGTTGTCAGGAGCCTGCACTGGCTTAAGCCCGACCCCACCGGCAGGCTGGGGTAACGGGCTTGGGGGAAGATGCCGCCGGGCTGGGGGTGAGCCGCCCGGCGGCAGAGGTTTGGGAGGAAACGCCCGTGTGGGCAGGTGCACGCGCCGAGGCGCGAAACCGATGGGTCAGACTCCGTCGAGGGAAACGTCGGGATTGGACGAGGCTTGGCGCTGACGTGCTGCCCGCTTCCGAGCCGTTTTCCTGTTCGCCACGTAGCGCGGATCCTTGCGCGATTTCCGTCGTGCGGCTCGGGCCTGGGAAGCGGTGCTCATGTCTTCGTCCTCGCTCCGATGTTGATGATCAGGCGCAGGCCAGGTCGAGATACCGGCCGTGGAGTTCGTCGGCGAACTTGCTGTAGCTCTCGCTCGGCTCCCCGAGCGCTTCCGCGACCGCCGCCATGCTCGCGGAGAACGCCGCAGCCTTGCGCAGATTGCGAAGGCCGCCGTCGTTCAGAACCGACAGCACGGTCACCTCGGTGTCGCCGATGGTCCTCATGCGGCTCTCCGATAGGCGGCCAGTTCGGCATCGCGCAGCGCCATCAGCTTCTCGCGCAGCGCCGGCCAGTCCTCGTGCTGCAGGTCCGGCATCCGCTCGACAGCCGGGATCACGATCCCGTTGTCGAAATGCCAGCTGTCATCGTGGATTGCCGCGGGGAGCCAGACCGAAGCCCAGAGCAGAAGCATCAGGTCGTCGTTCGAGATCAGCGGGCCGCCCATCACGCGGCCTCGCCGAACAGCGGCGCCGACCGCTGGGCTTCGAGGTCACCCCGGGTGATCCACGCCATGCTCCGTTGCGCCGGCGCATTGAAGCTCTGGTAGACGCTGAAGCTGAAGAGCAGGGACTGCGCCGTGCGCAGCGACCACACCACGAACTCGTCACCGCTGAACGCGGCGGGATCGAAATCCGCCCCCGCGTAGCTGACGCCGTCGATGTTGATGTAGGCGCGGCCGTCGGCGCGCCAGCCGACGACCTTCAGCCCGAGCATCTCGATGTGGAGCGCGTCCTCCGGAACCGCGGCGGTGCATGGTGCGCCGGAGGCCTGCGGCTTGTTACCGCGCGGATCGTTCGAGCGCAGATGGCTCCGGCGGCGGAGAACCTGCTCGGCGAGGCCGTGGGCCGCTTGGCAGACGCCGAGAGCGCAGGCCTCGGTCGGATACATTTTCGGCAGAACGTCGCGGAACAGCCCAGTGGAGCCCCCGACCGAAACCATCATGTCGCTTCCCAACAGGAAGAACGACACGGAGCCAAGCTTGGGGAGGTTTCGGAAGGAGACGGTTTCCATCTTCGGCTTGCCTCGGTTGGAGTAGCGCTTTTGATGGAGTCATGTTCGCGATATATCGCGGTGAAGTCAAATGGAAAATCCGCGATTTATCGCGGATGCGACGGTTTGTCGATCTTGCCATAATCAGGTTGTGCGATCTGCTGATCGCTCGCTCTGAAGTGAGGTATGGTGGGATGGCTGAGCGGCGCAGGCTCGTCAGCGACTTAGCAAAACGACTGGAACTCGATTACGTCGGATTCGACCGCGTCAGATCGGCCCGCCAGGTCGTTCTGGTGCAAGTCGAGGAATACGAAACGACGGAGCGGGTCTACCGAGTGTCGCTGCGCTGCAGGTCGGTGGATGGTGGGCGGACGCTGAAGGATTTCCTCTCGAACCGCATCCTAGGCCTAGTCGATCTCGATACCGGCGAGTGTGTCAACGATATCCCGGCCTATCTCTGCGACCTGCTGGCCGAAGCTGGGGGCGAATTGCCACGGTACTGGCCAAGGCCGGAACACGACCCGATCCGCAGCACCTCATTGGGTGTGGCGTTCGATCGACACGGCTACGCAGTGGGTTGGGCGTTCGGGGTTCATTCGTCGTTCCGTAGCGCGCTGGACATCTTGTACTCTGCCGATTCGAAGTCGAGCAACGGCATCTGGACCCAAGGTATTCCGCCAAGATACGGCTTTGAGGTTGGCGACCTGATGCACTCGCCCGCCCCTTGGGGGCCGCAGACCCGGTATTCGGTTCAGGTTAAGTCACTGAATGACCAGGAGGTCACGGTATCGTTGATGGTTGTCAATGATCGTCGGGTAATAAGTTCACAAGAACTAACCATGTCGCAATCTGATTTTGCGGAGTTGCTGAGAATCGGCATTCCTCAACAGTCTGCAGTAGTTGCGGAGGCTGAGCATCATCTGGAACCCACAGCCCCATAGCCCTCCGCCGCGGTTATCGGATTAGGCCACTTTTTGAGATGGATGGCATGGGTGATACCGGTTGGATCAGCCGCCTTTTGAGGGCGAGGCAACGACGTTCAGCAGTCACGGTTGAGCCGCCACAGGCGGAGACGGAGACCGACTCGCTAAAGCGCTATGTGGTGATCGACTGCGAGACGACGGGCTTATCAACGGCCCGGGGCGACCGGATGGTTAGCTTCGCTGCCATCGAGATCCTTGGGGTAGAGCCATCAGGGCGCAGCTTAAGTCTGATCTTCAACCCTGGCCGAAACTCAGATCCTCGCGCCCGGAGCGTCCACCGGTTATCCGACCACCTGCTTCGCCATCAGTCGCCGTTCTCATCGAGCCGCGACATAATCCATGACTTCTTGGCGGATGCAGTCATCGTTGGACACAACGTCCAGTTCGATCTGTCATTCCTCTCTCACGAGTTCGCCCTATGCGGCTCCCGGTGGCATCAAGGCGCAAGCATCTGCACGCAGGAAGCATTCCAGGGATTGGGCATGGGGCGGGCGAGCTTAGATGCCGCAGCGGCGCATTTTGACATCGATATCTCCGCTCGCGCAGAATTCCACGGCGCCTTCATCGACGCGGAGATAACGAGCCAGCTTTTCCAAAGGATGGTGTTGGGGAAGGAGGTGGCGCGCGAAATTGCTCATTTGCCGCCGACTAACTTCGTGGAGCCCCCGCCTCTCGTGCAGAGCGCGGCAACCACCAAGGCGGGGCACGGTGTCCAGGGACTCGCCTTCGCCATAACCGGCGAGTTGACCAACATGACGCGCGATGAGGCAGCAGATCTGGTCGAGCGCCTCGGTGGCATATGGCACAAGGCCGTCAAAAAAGACACCGATTTCCTTGTGATCGGCCACGCGCCGGGAAATACGAAAATCGAGACAGCCGCCGCGCGACGGGCCAGGTATGGCAAGCCGGACAACATCGATGAAGCCCAGTTCTTACGTTTCATCGATTCGTCAGTTCAGGCCAATAATAATGTAAGGGTGAAGTAATATGGCGGCGACATTCGAAGATATTGGCCTTGATTTATTCATCGAACATTTTCTAGATGGAGTTGTAATCCCCAATCATTACAAGAAGAAAAAGAAGGAAAAATTAACTTCGATTCGAGAATCTGATCTTCTCCCTATTGCATTATCCAACGGTCGTGCCGCATTTTCCGCCAGAGTTGAGGCAGGCGAGCAGGTTTGGAATGTATCGTTTACGCAGCACAACCTGCGTGTTTGGGTGAATAAAAACTGGAACACAGAGGCCCCTACGGTAGAGGGCCCTGCCGTTCGATCGTCCATTGCGAAAGTGTTGGAGGAAATTAGAGTCAAACAATTCATGTCGCCCGAGCAATCGACATGGCTTCTTCAGAGTTTTTGGAATGGGGAGGAGAGCGCCGCCGGACCCAACCTTGTTGGTGGGAATCTGCCGGGGTGGTTTGAAGAATTGGCCGACCAGTCTCTCATTGTGCCGGCGTTAGGGATGCTTCGCTGGTGCCTGACGGTAGAGGGGAGTGAGGTGTTCGAAATCCTCCACCGCTCCGTCAGACGCCACGACGCCCCAACATGATCGGGCGGGGAGCTGCTCCAGCGACAACAGCCAGGGTCACGCTGCCGCTGCAATTTCAACCGGCAAGCTGGCGACCGGCGCCGGCTTGGTCGCGCGCCAGAACGCTGCAACAGGGTTGCCGCAGCCGTGCCCAGCGGCGTCATGGCCGTCATCGGTGGCCGCCTCCAGGAAGTAATGCGCGACGAAGATCCGGACTTCGCTGGCCAGGTTCGGAGCCGGGAACGCGTCGAGGCCGGAGATCAGGGCGCTGACCGTCACTCCTTCCTTGACCGCGATCTTGTCCAGCGCGCTCCAGATGATGGTCTCCAGGCGCATCGAGGTCCGCCGGCCGTTCACCATCACGTTCTTCATCACCAGAGCCATCACGACCTACCTTGCGAAACAGTTGCATTTGTCGGAGTTTCGATCCGCGAGAGGCGGCGTCGCAGTGAAGAACTTCACACGCCGCATACGGGACGATGCAGAAAACGAGGTGGATGGTGGGTGGTGCGACAAAAGGCGCGCTCTGGACGCTGGTATCGGCGCTTTCGTTCATGTGCGCGAACATCCTGATCAAGCACCTGTCCGCGAAACTGCCGGCGCTGGAGATGGCCTTGTTCCGGTCGGCCGGCGGCCTGCTGATGGCGTTCGTCGCCTGGCGCGCATTCCTGCACCTCCGCCAGCTCCGCGACCCGCAGTGGCACCTGACCCGCGCGGCGGTCGGCGCCGTCAGCCTGATGGCTCTGGTCCACGCCTACAGCTCCTTGCCCATCGCCCTGGTGACCGGCTTCATGTATGTCAGGGTCTTGTTGGTCATTCCGATGCAGCGGGTGATCCTGGGCGAATCCGCCGACCGCCGGGTCTGGATCGCCGCAGGCATCGGCATCGTCGGCGCGCTCATCGCCCTGTGGCCGCGCCTGGTCACCATCGGGACGCCGCATTGGAGCTGGGCGGTGGGCTCGCTGATCATCGCGGCCTTCGCGGGGGCGGGTAGCCAAATCTGCATGCGCCGGCTGGCCCGGACCAACCCGGCTACGGTGGTGGTCGCCGTGTCGGCGATCCTGATCAGCGCCATCGTCGCGATCCCGGCCAGCACCGTCGCCGTTGAGCCGCCGGCCGGCGACCTACCGTGGTTGATTGGCATGGCGCTGCTGTCCGCCTGCGCGCAGTGGGCAACCGTCCGCGGCTACAAGCATGCCTCCCCGGCGGTGCTGATGCCCGTCACCCTGGTTGACGTGCCCGTGGCGCTGGTCTCCGGCTACCTGCTGTTCGGCGAGGTGCCGACCGTGCACGCGGCGGTGGGAGCGGCGATCATCATCGCGGCGGCGGTCTACGTCACGCGGTCGAGTCGGCCCGAGTCGCGGCAGGCGACGGGCTCTTCTCCCGGACGGGTTCTCAGCTAATCGCAGCGCGCAAAGCCAACGTCATAACTTTTTTGGTGACGCCAGACCGCAACAAGACGTCGCCAGACCATCAAGATCCCAAAAATGGGACGTGGAGCATGTCCAGGTGAATAACATAGTATGCGCGCACCGAATGATGGTGAAAATCTCCTATTGTGACCCGTTTGGGTGATGCGCTCGGATGATTAGGTTGCTAGGCTTGCAGCAACTTAATTCAGCGAGGGCATGCCGATTATGGCGGCGCTTGATATTCCCGCAGATGCTCCGCCTTCCTTGTCGGAAATGGCTGCGCTCGCCGTCCGTCTCGGGTCGGGCGCCGTGGTCTTCAGCCCTGATGATCGGCTTGAGTTCGCCAGCGACCATTTCCGTCGGATGTATGAGTTCTGCGACTTCGGGCGAGGACTGACCTTCGACGACATCCTTCTGGCGTCGTTGGCAATGGAGGAGAGGGCCGGCTTCAAACTGCCGGAACCCCCCACGGAAAAGCTGGAACGTACCAAGCGGCGTCGCCGAGTGGAGCGCATGGAGTTTGTCCGTGAGTTCCCCGTGCCGTTGATGTGCTTGCATTGGATGCACCACAGCGGATGGTCCATCCAGATCAGGGCGGAGCCCAAGCACGTTGGCCTGTCGAGCTTCTTCGACGCCGACCTGCCTGCCTTCGGCCTTTTGGAGGCCCTTCGTCGTCGAGAAGAACTGTCCCAGCGCGCGGCCGTGCTGGACAGTATCGACCTTGCGGTTGCGGTACTCGGTCCAGAGGGGGGCGTCAGATATCAAAATGCTGCCTTTGCCGCCCTGGTTGATGCCTCTGATGGGTTGAGGATTGATGATGACGGGCACGTCTGCGCCGTGGATGCCGGTAGCGCTGACAGGCTTCAGGCGGTCATCGCCGCAGCGGCGTTTGGTCGGCCAAGCGCCAGACAAGTTGCCATGTGCCTCCCTCGCCAAAGGGGAGAGCCGCACGTCCTTTCGGTGTCCCGCGGTGTAGGGGCCTTGCTCGGATCGGCCGTCCTTATCATCGCTCCCATCTTGCTGGATGTGGGGACGCTGGCCAGCATCCTCTATCGCGACTTCGGCTTGACCCAAGCGCAGGCGGAGGTCGCCGCCCATGTCGGGGCAGGATTGTCGCCGGATGAGGCGGCTGAGGCTCTTGGGAAATCGCGCGACACAGCCCGCACTCAGCTCAAAGGTGTTTTCGCAAGACTTGGACAGAATATCGGAGGCAGGACGCAAGCCCGCCTTACGCGGTTCTCCGCGTTGCTGTCATCGATTTCCGGTGCCGCCCGGCAGCGCGGTTATTGAACAGGGGTTAGTCTATGAACATTGATGATGCTCTGAATGCAGTCGAGGCCATCGATATGAGCGTTCTGGTATCCGACTTGATCGAGAAGGGTACGGACAGGGCGCGTGCCGAACGCTCGGTGGCCCAATATCGTGAGTTCTTCGCCACATGCGCTGCTTACCCGGATGCACCTCTCGTCCCGACTCATCTGTGCGATCTTGCTTGGCACGCCCACATGCTCCGCCCCAGCAAGTATGCCAGGGATTGCATGGCGGTGCTGGGCCACATCATGGATCATGACCCCGGAGTCTATCGCACCGGGCCGTTCCAGGAGGCCTACGATCTGACGCGTAAGTTGGTTCCGTACGGACACCTGATGCCGGTCGACGCATATGCGCTGGAAAATGAGATGGCCGGGGCTGAGTGTTTCCGCGAACCGAATCAGCGGCCTGATCGCGAGGACCCACTGTACATCAAGTTCGACGCATAGCATCAGTCCGCCGACAGGCGGAGGCTACTAAGGCGGTGGGCGCCTTTTCGCTGCGATGGCTTTACCAGAGCCGTCACCAGAGAAACCAACGGCAATATGCCGGAGGCTGAACTCAACTCCACCCGCACCGCCGGACGGTAAGGGCAAGGATAGACTCAGGGGCGTCCATATGCCGAGTATCTTTTTGCGTTCGAATGTTGCCACTGAAGAGCAATCCTCGCTGTCGAAGCCTTGCGAGGAAATTTCGACCCCTGGCGAAAGGAGCGCTATTTCGCATGTATTCGGAGCACGTAGGCTGCGCCAAGGAAGCGCTCCTATCAATTCCCACAACGGATTTGCAAATAGATCCTAATCTTTAGGGTATTGATAGCTTGAGAGTGGAGTCGCATGTTATGCTAACGGAAGAAGAGCGCGAGTGGATTGTTAGCGAACTCGCAGAATTCATTCTGGATAAAGGCGTAAGGGGGGAGCGGATCATTATCCGCTGGATTCGTCTGCGGCGTCGCGCGGCTTCCTGCGGCGCTTCCTATTCGCCTGCAGCGCCTTTCCAGTTTCGATAGCTTCATCCCTGGAAGTCATTTTCTCTAATATTGCGTTGGCTGCTTGACGCGCACGTACTCTCTGCTCCCAGTCAGGTTCGCCATATTCAAGCAGTTCAACAACAGTCATTCCTGCCGCCTTAGCAATGGCGTGCAGCGTGGAGACCGTCGGATTGCCCCGCATTGCACTCCGAAGAGTGGACTCATTCTTACCCGCCATCTTCGCCCAGTTGTTAGGCGAATGGAGGCGGTCTCCATGGACCGACATAACGCGGTCAACCACTTCCCCAAGGTCGGGGCGGTCTGAGATTCTATCGTCTACCATGGCCGTATTATGGCGCGACCGCGAAAAATCGCGACCGCGCTCTATCGCGCTCTTCTGGCTCGAATGCGATTGACTAACCGCGATATATCGCGGCATTATAGAGCCATGCTTCATATCGACGAATGCGTCCATAAAATCTGTTCCTACGCGAAGGCTAAAGGCTGGAGCGCCGAGGAGTATGCGCGCGAAGCGGAGATCCCTCCGAGCACCGCCCGGGATGTGCTGAAGAACCGTGGGAACGCGACCCGGAAAACGCTGAGGGCGATGGAAGGTGTGGTGCCGCGCGACTTCGAGGCGCCGGCAGGCGACGTCTCGCCCGAAGGCGAGGACTCATAGATGCCGATCCTCGCTTCCCCGATCCAACCCACCAAACAGAGGACGGCCGAAAGGTCGAGGCTTTCATGGGCAGCATGAACCAATTCGTCTGCGCCGTTGCCGGCTTCGTTGCCCGTGTCGGTGTTCAATGGGATGGGTGCCTCACCCAACCAAAGGTCAGGGAAGCTTTCAGCCTCCCGGCTTGGTCGCCGACCTGGCGCCACTGGCTTCTACTTGCGCCCATTCCCAACGCCTGTGACCGGCTGCCCGGCGAAAATGGCTTCGGCGAGCGGCATCGCGGCGGAGCCGAGGAGGTGAGCGTCCTGGCTTCCTAACTCGGCTCGCAGATCTCCCTCGGCTTCGTGCGCCAGAACGGTCCGTTCGCCGCCCGCATCATGCGTCAGGCTTCCAACCCAGGCGCACAGCAACCCCAGCTTACCACGTGGCCAGCATACCGGGCCGGTGGCGGGATAGGGGAGGGCGCAGAAGGTCGGGGCACCAAGGACAGGATGGGTAACGCCTACCGCCAATTTGGGGCTCCGGTTGGGTGGTGGGAAAGGTGAGCGGGAAGGGTGGTCAATTCCTCCGCCGCTCACCGGCCGCACCGCGGTGGGGACGCGAGGCGGCGATTCGATGGGCTCATCATTTCGCCAAAATGGCGAGTGCGAAACTTATAATGCACGGGGTTGGTTATATGAGAACCAAATGCGAACCTTCCGATGCTGATCTGACCGACCCGGTTCTCAAGATCAAGCACGCGTTCCGCATGCTGGTGAAGCAGGCCGGCGGCGTCGAGGCTGCGGCGGCCGAAGTCGGCATCAGCATCGCGTCGATCTCCAACTACACCAACCCGAACAAGCCGGACCAAGTCCGTGTCGACGTCATGCACGCGCTGGAGCGGGCCATCGGCGACCCGGTGATGCTTCGGGTGCTGGCTGACCTGCACGGCTTCGAGCTGACCCCGAAGGCCCCGGCCGACGGGGACGATCACCAGGGGCTCGACATCCATCTCCCGGACAGCATGGACGTGACGCTGAAGGCCGCCGAGATCGGGCAGGCCCTGGCCGATGCGATCGAGCGCGGGGTGATGACCGAGGAGACGGCTCTCCGCATCGAGGACCGGTGCGGTCGGATCGTGAGCCGCGCCGTGAAGATGCGCGATGTCGCTGCCCGCATCCGGGCCATCGTCAAGAAGAGCCGGAAGCCGTGGTCCTTGCGTGCCCGCGTCAAGGGAGGCGAGTGATGGACGGCATCACGAATTCCAAGCCGGCGACGGGCAGCGCGGTGTCTGCCGAAGCGACCCGCCAGCCAAAGTTTCACGGCGCCGCCCGCGGTGCTGGTGGCCACGCCCACATGCTGGCTGTCGACCTGCCGAGCGAGCTGGGCGGCGACGCGATCGCGTCCGAGTGGGGCGGGCCGCAGTTCCAGGTGAACAAGCAATGAGCGCCGCCCCTCGCCGCAATCCCTCTCACGGTTCCCCCTGGAGCCGGAGCAACGGGAACCTGTTTCGGTTCGAGCGTGTGCGTCACGACTATGATGACCGCACGGTCCCTGCCGACATGCTGGAGCAGATCCGCAGCTTCACCGGCAAGGTGCAGCAGTGCCCACCCTCCGCCTACGCCTCGCAGTTTGGTCAGGCCCTGTCGTCGACCGGCACCGCCGGTGGGCGCGTCCATGGGAAGGGCAGGGTGCGATGACCAAGCGCGGCGGAACCGTCAGCCTTGCCGACCTCGCTCCGGCCTACCAGGACCGGGCCATCCGGATCCATGCCGGCGTGATGGAGGGGGAGAAGGCTCTGAAGCAGGGCCGGCGGAGCGCGCTGCTGCGGAAGGAATCGGAGGACGCTTTCAACATCGTGGTGGAGCGCTTCCTCACCTATGCGCTTCCGCCCTTGGACACGTGGTTCTGCCACATCCCGAACGAAGGGAAGCGGAGCAAGGCCGAGGGCGCCAAGCTGAAGGCCAAGGGGATGAAGAAGGGGGCGGCTGACCTGCTCCTCATCCACCTCGGTCGGGCTTTCATGCTCGAACTCAAGGTCACCGGCGGGAAGGTCTCCGCCGACCAGGCGCTGTGCCATGCCGACGTGCGCCGAGCGGGTGCACCGGTGGCCGTCGCCTTCACCCTCACCGAAGTTGAAACCGCCCTGCGCACCTGGGGAATCCCGCTGCGCGGCACTGCGCAAGGATTCGCCTGATGAACGCCACCGTGAAGGAGCGGCCCCGCGCCGACCATGGCACCGTCTCCAACCTGATGCCGTCCGTGACCCTCGATGCGCAAGCGCTGCGCAAGGCGGTCGAGGCCGTCGCCCCGGCAATGGACCTGCGTTCGGCCAATCCGCTCCTCGCGCACATCGCTTTCGTCGTGGAGGCCGAGGGGGGCGTTACGGTTCGTGCGACCAATGAGGATTCGAGCCTGGACGTGACGTGCGACGTCCGTTCGGCCGAGGGTGCCGTGCCGTTTGCAGCCGCGATCTCGGGACGCACGCTGACCAAGCTGCTCGCCTCAGTGGGGCCGTCGCCGATCACGATGTCGCTGACGACCAACGGGGTTGTGCTTCAGTGCGGAGACCTGTCGGGCCGGATCCCGGTGTTGCCGATCGCTGACTTCCCCGCCGTTATCCATTCCGTCTGCGATCGCCCCTTCGAGATGCCGGCTGGCGATCTCGTCCAGCTGCTGGAAACAGTGCAGCACGCCATCTCGACGGAGGAAACCCGCTACTATCTCAACGGCGTACACATCCATCGCAGGGACGGCAAACTGGTCGCCGCGGCGACGGACGGCCATCGAATGGCGATCGCAAGCCTCGCCACTCCGGTGGACGGGACGCATCCAGACCTCGACGCCGGTGTCATCCTTCATCGCAAGGCGGTGAAGCATCTGCTGCGGCTGCTGGCCGTGTTGCCCGACACCGTCGCGGTTGTGGTGCGACTGAGTTCGGACCAGCCCGCGAACGGTCGGAGGATCGGTGGGCGGCCGAGAATGGCCTTCTCCTGGTCTCATGGTGACATGCAAGTCCGTGTCGACTGCGGCCTGATCGATGGCACCTTCCCGGACTATATCAAGGTCATTCCGCAGACCTTCACCCGGCAGTGCGTGGTCTATCGCTCGTTCCTTCGCCGGGCGGCGCATACCCTGCTGAGCGTCCTGGGCGAAGTCCGGGACAGGCCCGACGGCAAGCCTTGGCTGAAGCTCTTGTTCGTGCTCGACAAGACCTGCCTCCGGCTGTCCGGCTCGTCTGAAGAGCACGGGGATCTCACGACGAGGGTAACCGTCGCCAGTCAGGACGCGGTCGAGACCGGATTCAATGCCCGCTATGTCGTCGAATGCATGGATGCGTTCGAGTGCGACGCGGTGGCCGTCAAATTCAACGATGCGCGCGAACCTTTTGTTCTTGAGGCTGCCGAGGATGGGCGTGTGACCCAGGGGCGGGAGCGCGTCTCGCTGCTCCAAGTCCTGATGCCGGCTCGGGTCTGAGGAGCAACGCGATGGGCGGCATCCACGACAACAGCGTTGAAGGCATTGCGGCGGATCGCCTGAAATCCTTCGTCGAGCGCATCGAGCGCCTGGAGGAGGAGAAGAAGGGTCTGCAGGAGGACGTCAAGGAGGTCTACGCCGAGGCCAAGGGCACCGGTTTCGACACCAAGATCATCCGCCAGATCATCCGCCTGCGGAAGATGGACAAGGCCGACCGCCAGGAGCAGGAAGCCATCCTTGAGCTGTACAAGGAAGCCCTGGGCATGGTGGAGTGACCATGTCGGCCGGCGGCGATCTCCTCACCATCATCAACGCTCTGGTCGTGGCGCGCATCAAGCGCGGCCTGACGCAGGAGCATCTTGCGCAGAAGCTCGGCGTCACCCGCCAGTGCCTGTCGGCGTGGGAGAAGCTCACCAACTTTCCGCCGAGCGACAAGCTGTTCGCCTGGGCGAAGCTGCTGGGCATTCGCTTCGTCGCCATGGACCTGGACAATCCATTCCAAGACGCAACGGAGAATTGCGCGACGGAAACGGCGGTGACCGCATGAAGCCCGCCATCATCCAGCACGTCGAAGCGCCTTGCCCGAGCGGAGCGGTTTCGCTGCTGCGCGGACGAGCGGTCCGCATCATCCGCTCCGCCGGCACCGACGCTGCGGCGCCGGTGATCGTCGAAGAGCTGCAAGCCGTCGGCGTGGCGCTGCCGGGTCAGCTCGGGATCTGGCCCGCCGCCGAGGTGGCGAAGGGGCTCGGCAACCTCACGAAGGTCCGGAGGAAGGCATGACCAAGCGCGCCAGCAATTCGCAGAACTCACAGGGTTGCCCACAGGTGCCAGCCTTCATTCGTCGCTCCGGAACCCTGGTCGCCCGCATCGAGGCATCGCTTCCGGCCTGCATGCTGAACATGCTGGTTCGGACGTTGCTCGATACGGTGTCGCTGAACCCGCGCCAACGAGCGTTCTACAAGACGCTGATGCCAGATCTGGTCTCGGCCGTCGACGGACCGTTCATGACCGAGGCGCGGCCGATCCGCGAGCGCCTGGCGGAGATCGCCTCGGGTGTGGCGCGCTACGCGATCACGCGGAACGGAATCGCCAAGGATCCGCTGCCGGTGCTGCTGGGCGTCATGTTCTGGATGGAGCCGGTGGTGGACGGCCACATCGCTCTTCCGCATCAGGGCCCGGCCCTCCCGCGCGTCTACCAGCTCCTCTGCCAGGAGGTGCTGCACATGCTGGCGGTGGAGCGGAACGCCGAAGACATCCTGCTCTGCGCCGACATGGGCGATTGCATCGTGCCAGTCATCCAGCAGCGGCTGGAAGGACTGGGGTTCTTCATCGGTGCGACCAGCGACGCCGCCGAGGCGGTGGCAGCATGAACACCGGCGCCCCACCGATTTTCCCGAACGAAACCGACCTGCTGCAGGCGACGCCGGCCAGTACGGCGCCGGTGGGCGCCAGCCTTCCGGTGATCATCGCTACCGCCGGCATGCCCGACGGCGCGACGGCCGAAGCGTGCGACTGCGCCCGCGTCGCCCTGGACACGCTGTTCTGTCGCGCCTGGATCGAGCGCCGGCTTGCCGCTGATGGCCCGCTGTTCCGCAGGACCGTCGTCGGCGATCGCATTGCGGAGGCCGTTCGATGAGCGTCGCAATGGAAATCCGTGACGATCACCGGCGTCCGCCGCTCCCGCACTGGCATGCCGCCGGCAAGGCCTGTCGCTGGTGCGGCTCGGACGATGGCGGCACCGACCAGTTCGGTGGCCACGAATACGCCGTCGGCGGCTACTGGCACGAGGCCTGCCTCACCGCCTACGCCACCGCCGTCAGCAGCAAGGCGCAGCGGCTCTTCGTCGAAAAGCGCGATCTCGGCCTGTGCGCCGGCTGCGGCGCGAACGCGGAGCGCGCCATGTTTCACGCCATGCAGAACGATCCGAACCCGCCATTCTACGGCTGGGAGGTGGTTCGCGTCATGAAGCGCTGGATCGATCCGGAGTTCCACTGCGTCGCCAACAGCACCTGGTTCCGACGCGCCCCGGCACCGGCCGGCGTGGTCGAGAAGCTGCCGCCGTGGATGACGTGGGAGGCGGACCACATCGTCCCGCTCTGGTCCGTCGACCGCACCCTGCCGTGGGAGGAACTCCAGCGATTCTGGTCGCTCGACAACCTCCAGACCCTTTGCAGCCGCTGCCACAAGCGCAAGTCCGCCAGGGAGGCAGCCGAGCGCGCGGCGCTGAAGCGCGGACCGGATGCGCAAATGGGCCTGCTGCTGACCGGGAGCGCGGCATGACCTTGGTGAACTGGCATTTCGGCGACCTTCGGCCCAACCACTACGGCGTGATCTACGCTGATCCGCCCTGGTACTTCGGCACCTTCTCCGACAAGGGTCGCGACCGCTCTGCGGCGTACGATTGCATGTCGCTGGAAGCGATCAAAGCCCTGCCGGTGGCCGATCTCGCCGCGAAGGATTGTGCGCTCCTGATGTGGGCCATTGACCCGATGCTGCCAGAAGCCTTCGAGGTGCTGAGCGCCTGGGGGTTCCGCTACAAGACCGTGGGCTTCTACTGGGAGAAGTTGAACGCCGACGGCACGCCTTTCACCGGGCTGGGCTACTGGACACGCGCCAATCCCGAACAGTGCCTTCTGGCAACGCGCGGCAAGCCGAAGCGGCTGGCCCGAGATGTTCGCCGGCTGATCCGCGCGCCGCGGCGCGCGCATTCCCAGAAGCCCGACGAAGTCCGAACCCGCATCGAGCGACTGCTGCCTGGTCCCTATTGCGAGCTCTTCGCCCGGACCCGGCCGGATGGCTGGGACGTCTTCGGAAACCAAACTGATCGGTTCGAGGTGGCGGCATGACGGTCAAAATTCTCATTGGTGACTGCCGTGAGCGGCTGACCGATCTGCCGGACGCCTCCGTGCAGTGCTGCGTCACCAGTCCTCCGTATTTCGGTCTGCGCGACTATGGCGCAGACGGTCAAATCGGTCTGGAGCCGACACCGGAGGAGTTTGTCGACGCCATGGTCGCGGTGTTCCGCGAGGTGCGGCGCGTCCTACGGGACGACGGCACCCTGTGGCTGAACCTTGGCGACAGCTACGCCAATGATGGAAAGTTCGGCGGAGCCACCGGGGGCAAGCACAGCAAGTGGCTCCATGGTGGGGAGACCCGGATCGGGCGCGAGAAGCGGCGGACAGGCCTGAAGCCGAAGGATCTTATCGGGGTCCCGTGGCGCGTGGCCTTCGCTCTCCAGTCTGATGGCTGGTATCTGCGTTCTGACATCATCTGGCACAAGCCGAATCCGATGCCGGAGAGCATCAACGATCGGCCGACGAGCGCGCACGAGCACGTCTTCCTCCTGACCAAGAGCGATCGCTATTTCTACGATGCAGATGCAATCCGAGAGAATGCTGAGGGGGCGGAGGATGCCGGCAAAGGCAAGTCGCGATACAACTTCAAGCGTTCGGGGTCGAAACGCGGGGTGCCGCTGACGCCAGATGCAAATTGCGGAACGCACCGGTCTGACCGGATGGCGACGGATGTCGCGCCAACCCGGAACGCTCGCAATGTTTGGACCATCGCAACCCGGCCGTTTGCGGAGGCGCACTTCGCCACCTTCCCGCCCGATCTTGCCGAAATCTGCATCAAGGCAGGCTCCTCGGCCCGTGGCTGCTGCGCATCCTGCGGCTCGCCATGGGGGCGTGTTCGTGGCGAGCCTGTGCCTGTCGAAGGCCGAGGCGCTGGGAATGGCTTCGTCCGACCTGAGCGGCTGACGATGGGGGGGCGGGGCGTAGAGGAGGCGTGGACGCCGACGGACCGCCCAACGGTTGGCTGGCGCCCCTCATGCTCCTGTGCGGAGGCTGAACCCATGCCCTGCGCAGTCCTGGATCCCTTCGGAGGCGCCGGCACCACCGGTCTCGTTGCCGATCGGCTCGGTCGCAACGCTATGCTCATCGAACTGAACCCGGAGTACGCCGCCATGGCGGAGCGACGGATTCGTCGCGACGCTGGTCTGTTCGCACAGACGGAGGCGGCATGAAGCGCCAACCCAGCCCCGCCGCAGAATTGACCGAGTTCGCCGAAGGTCGTCGTTATGCCACCATCATGGCGGACCCCCCGTGGCGGTTCATGAATAGCACCGGGAAGGTCGCGCCGGAGCACAAGCGCCTGTCCCGCTACAGCACGATGGCGCTGGAGGAGATCTGTGCGCTGCCGGTGGCGGACATCACCGCGTCGACCGCGCACCTTTACCTCTGGGTCCCGAACGCCCTGTTGCCGGAGGGCCTGCGCGTCCTTACCGCTTGGGGGTTCGAGTACAAGACCAACCTCGTCTGGCACAAGGTACGCCAGGACGGCGGCTCCGACGGGCGCGGGGTGGGCTTCTACTTCCGCAACGTGACGGAGCTGCTCCTGTTCGGCGTGCGCGGCAAGAAGGCCCGCACGCTCGATGCCGGCCGCCGCCAGGTCAACCTGTTCGCGACGCGCAAGCGCGAGCACAGCCGGAAGCCGGACGAGCAATACGACCTGATCGAGGCGTGCAGCCCCGGTCCTTACCTGGAAATGTTCGCGCGATTCCCGCGCGCCGGCTGGTCGCAGTGGGGGGATCAAGCCCCTGACGATGCGACGGCGCTGGATCCGCTTCTCCTGAATCCCTGCCAATTGGAGGTCGCGCTGTGACGGCCCGAAGCAGTTTCCTCACTCCTGAGCAGCGGGCGGCCGAACTGTTTGGCCCATGCACATGCTCTGTCGAATTTACGTCGTGCGATAGGACGGCTCCTGATTGTGCTCGTTGTAATTGGTCTGCCGATGTTGCGTCCATCATCGCCGATGCGGTGGCGGCCGAGACTGATCGGTGCACCCATGGCCGCGAGCAAGCGCACCGGCATAGCGAGCGCCCTATGAAGCGTGCATTCCGCCTGCTGGCAGAGGGGGCATGGATTGCCATCCACGTCATCATCTTCATTGCCGGGATAGTGGTCTGGGTGAGCATGTCCCCGTCGATGCAGATCGCATCGGCCATCTTCATGGCCGGCGGCTTGATCGGCGGCGCCATCCACTTTCGCAAGCCGACCGACATCGTGTTGCGCTGTGATGTCATTGACGGCCTGAACGCCACCGTTTCCGGCGGCGGCCACGTCTATGTCGTGGCCCCGAATGCCAAGGGCGTGAATGCGAAAGGAGTCGCTCAATGACCGCCCTCGCCACTGGGGTTGTGGGCGCCGACATCGTGCGCCTGATTGCCGGCCACAGGTTCGACCTCTCCAACGAGAAGGTGGCCCAAGCCGAGCTCGAATCCATTCTGATCAAGGCGGAGATTCCGTTCGAGCGGGAGCATCGGCTTTCGGCCCGCGACATCGTCGACTTCCTTGTCGACGGTGGGGTCGCCGTGGAGATGAAGATTCGCGGTCATCAGAAGATGGCCGTGTACCAGCAGCTCGCCCGGTACGCCCGTCATGAGACAGTGAGGGAGGTGGTGCTGATCACCAATATGGCGATGGGCCTGCCGGAGGAGATCGAAGGCAAGCCTGCGTGGTATGCGTCCCTCGGGCGGGGGTGGCTGTGATGGCCGGCGCTCGCACTTATGGGGGCCTGCGTCTGGTCGAGAACGGCCGAACCTGGGAACTCGACAAGATCGAGCCGCACGTCTCGATCCGGCTGAAGCAGCTTTTCCCCCGGATCCCCAAGGGGGAGATTCCGCCCTACCGTCTGCCGCACACCGACATTCTCGACGCGGATCTGGACTGGTTCACGACCCGCTATCCGCTGGCCATCACGGATGAGGATTATGCCGCGCTCACCGGCGGCCGGACGGAGTTCGAGCGGAAGCAGGCGGAGATGGAGCGGATCCTCCTCCCCACCTATCAGCCGCCAGCCGTGCTCGGGCTCCGGGAGGGGGAGATCCAGCGTCTGTATCAGGCGCAGGCGGTGGCGCTCCTCCAGCGGCGCGGCAAGCTGCTACTGGGTGACGAGGGGGGCTTGGGAAAAACGTACTCGGCGGGCCAGTTCCTGTGCGCAACGCCCGATGCGCTCCCGGCCGCGGTGGTGTGCGACCCGCACATGCAGAAGCAGTGGAAGGAGAAGCTGGAGACGCACACGAATCTCCGGGTGTGCGTGATCAAGGTCGGGACGCCGTTCATCACCAAGGTGGTGAAGGGTGAGCGGGTGTCGGTGCCCTACGAGCTGCCGCCGGCCGATGTCTACGTGTTCCGGATCTCCCAGATCGCGGGATGGGCGGAGATCTTCGCCACCGGCCTGTTCCGCTCGGCCATCTACGACGAGCCACAGTCGTTGCGCACGGGCGCCGGCACGGCCAAGGGCCAAGCGGCGAAGGTGCTGTCGGCAAACGTGATCTACCGATGCGGCCTCACCGCGACGCCGATCTACAATTACGGCACCGAGATGTGGAACGTGATGCAGTTCATCGACGACACGGTCCTCGGTGACTGGGACGATTTCCGCCGCGAGTGGTGCAACGATCTGGGCAAGATCCGGGATCCCAAGGCGCTTGGAACTTACCTACGGGAACAGCACGCCATGCTCCGCCGGCTGAAGGCCGACGTCGGGCTGGAACTGCCGAAGGTGTCGCGCATCGTCGAGCACGTGGAGAACGACGCCGGGGAGCTGCGCAGCATCGAGGAGTTGGCGCACAAGCTGGCGATCCGCGCGACAACGGGCGCGTTCACCGAGCGCGGCCAAGCCGCCCGTGACCTCGACATGATGGTCAGGCAGCAGACGGGCATTGCGAAGGCCAAGGCGGTGGCGCAGTTCGTGCGCATGCTGTTGGAAGCCGACGAGCCGGTGGTGCTCTGGGGCTGGCACCGGCAGGTCTACGAGATCTGGCTCCGGGAGCTCGCCGAGTTCCATCCGGCCATGTACACGGGATCGGAAACCGCATCGGCCAAGTGCAAGAGCCTGGACGCCTTCCTGGCGGGCGAGACGGATCTCCTCATCATGTCGTTGCGCTCCGGCGCCGGTGTCGATGGGCTCCAGCATCGCTGCTCCACCGGCGTCTTCGGTGAGCTCGACTGGTCCCCCGGCATTCACCAGCAGTGTGTTTGGCGCCTGGACCGCGACGGCCAGAAGAATCCCGTCACCGCCTTCTTCCTGGTGACCGACGACGGGAGCGACCCGCCCATCATGGAAGTGCTCGGAATCAAGGCCAGCGAGGCGCAGGGCGTCGTTGACCCGCACCTGGGGGTGCAGCAGGTCGACACGGACATGTCGAACGTCCGGAAGCTGGTGGAACGGTATCTCGACAAGAAGCGCAGCAGCGCGAAGGAGGCGGCATGAACCGCGCACAATCCACCCTCTGGGACGACATGCGGACCACGCTGTCCGATGCCATCGACCTCACGGCGCAGAGCCTGTGCGCCTACGGCCCCCAGCACGAGCATTGGGCGATCGCCTACAGCGGGGGCAAGGACAGCTCGGCGACGCTGACTGTTATCATGCACCTGATCGAGACCGGGCGTGTGCCGGCCCCGAAGTCGCTGACGGTCGTCTACGCCGACACGCGGATGGAACTGATCCCGCTGGCTCACGCCGCGCAGCAGATCATGGCGCATCTCCGCGCCCGCGGCATCGATGTCCGGATCGCCGTAGCGCCCATGGACCTGCGCCTGCTGGTTTACATGCTCGGGAGGGGCGTGCCGCCGCCCTCGAACTCGTTCCGTTGGTGCACCCGCCAGATCAAGGTGGAGCCGATGCAGGAGGTGTTGGCGAACATGCTGTTCAGCACGCCCGGCACAATCCTGATGCTAACCGGAGTCCGTGTCGGCGAGAGCGCCCAGCGTGACGCCCGGATCGCGCTCTCCTGCGGCAAGGACGGCGCCGAATGCGGTCAGGGCTGGTACCAGGAAGTGCTGCCCGAAGCGCCCGGCATCCGGGGGCGGATCGCGACGCTCGCGCCGATCCTGCACTGGCGGGTGTGCCAAGTCTGGGACTGGCTGATGTTCGAGGCCCCGGCGCTGGGCTGGCCGACCACCGACATCGCCGTGGCCTACGGCGGAGATGAGGCGGCGGAGATCAACGCCCGCACCGGCTGCACCGGCTGCGCCCTGGCCAGCCGGGACGTCGCGCTTGAGACGGTAATTCGGTCTCTGCTCTGGGCTTACCTCACGCCGTTGATGGGCCTGAAGCCGCTGTACCGTGAACTGCGCCTCCCGAAGTGGCGGCTGCGCAAGACGGGGCTGGACGCGGACGGAGCGGTCGCCACCGGCAAGAACAAGCAGCGCATGGGCCCCCTCACGCTGGACGCACGGCGGATGGGTCTGGAGCGAGTGCTGGGCATCCAGAACGAATGCAACGAGGCGGCAACCCGGCTCGGCCGCCCACTGGTCGACCTGATCAACCCGGAAGAGGAGAGCCGGATCCGCGAGCTGATCGCCGCGGAGACGTGGCCGCAAGGCTGGGATGGCGACGAGCCGACCGGTGACGTGCCGCTGGACACGGTCTACGCCGACGGCCTGATCCAGAAGCTGCTGGTCTGAGGAGAGCCCGCATGACCAGAGCCCACGACATCGCCGTAGAGCACTGCCTCACCATGAAGCTTGCCGGCCTGAAGCCGTGCGACGTCCTCGCGCCGATCGGCTTCCCCCACAACCCCCAGACCAGTTGGGATGCGGCCGTCCGGCTGGTGGCCCGCGCCTGGTCGAAACTCGACACCAAGAGGTCTGCATCATGACGGCCGAGCAGCAGCAGGAGAAGAAGCGGCATCCGTGGTTGAAGTGGTATCCGGCCGATTGGCGCCAGGAGATCACGCTCCGCACATGCAGCCGGGCGGCGCGGTCTCTGTGGCTCGACATGCTCGGCCTGATGCATGAGTCGGCCGTGCGTGGTCACCTTCTCATCAACGGTGTGGCGCCGGACGTCATGACTCTGGCCGATGCTCTGGGGGATTCGCCGCGGGACATTCGCCGCTGGCTGGATGAACTGGAGTTGAAAGGGGTTTTCAGCCGCCTTGAAGATGGGACCATCATCTCCCGGCGCATGGTCCGCGACACCGCGAAGGCGGCGCGCGACAAGGCGAACGGCAAGACCGGCGGCAACCCCAAGCTTAAGGCTTCCGATAACCCCGAGGGGCCGAAGGGGGATAAGGAGGGGGTTAACCCCCAGGATAAAGCCCATATGCCAGAGGCCAGAATCCAGAATGTTGTTGTTCCGGCGGATGCCGAAACCAACAACAACGGATCGGATTTGATCGAGGCATTCGATGCTGCGCTTATCGCCACGTGGGGCGAGAGAGCGCGTCGGAGGAAGCCGCACGCCACCGACGCCAAGACTGCGCGCCAGTGGGCAGCAGACGGCCTGACCACGAGCATGGCGGCCGAGGTGTTCCGGATCCACTGCGGGAAGATGCAGGAACGGGGCACCGCGCGTTTGCCCTGGAGCCTCAAAGTCTTCGAGGACGATGTGCGCGGGGCCTTGGCCGCCGCCGCTGCGCGCCCGGTCGCCGCTGCATCGGGTGAGCGGCGCGAGAGCGATGACCGTGCTCGGTGGCGCTCTCGGCTGACGGGCTATGCCGCCGGCAGCCCCTGGGTGACCGGGTGGGGGCCGAAGCCGGGAGAGCGCGGCTGCGATGCGCCGGCGGATCTCGTTGCCGAGATCCTCGGCGACCTGCGCCAGGAAGTCGCGCTCTGATGGCCAAGCGGCAATCTCCCTTCCGTGTCGAGTGCGCCCAGTGCGGCGCGACCGATCTGTTCATGCCGGGGTCCCTGACAGCGGGATGGACGCCGGTCCACGCCCAGGCGGAGGCGAAGGGCTGGTCAGGGCTGCGCGCCCGTCCTCTCTGCCCGTTGTGCACCGCCTCGGCCAACCGTTCGGCAACCTCCCCCACCACGAAACCCCCGGCATGCGCTGCGCGGCCGGCGATGACGCAGGAGAACACGATGGGCACGAATCCCGCCGGCAGCAAGGCGGAGACTGCGCAGGTCCGGGAGCCGTCGCTGGCCGAGACGGCGACGATCTTTAAGAAGCTGGACGAGGTCTTTGAGCGCGGTCGCTATCTCGACCGGTGGTCGGATCGCAAGGTCGGGGAAGCGCTGAATCTCCCCTGGGCATTGGTCGCCAAGGTGCGCGAGCAGCTGCTGGGCCCGCTCAAGGAGGACCCGGCAATCACCGCTTTGCGCAGTGAGGTCGAGCAGCTCGAAGAGATGGTCCTGGAGGTGAAGGAAAAGCTCCGGGTGATGTCGGCGGCGGCCTGAGCGTAAACGAAAACCGCCGCCCGGCTGGTCCCCGGAGCGGCGGTGAATTCGTAAACAACATCCACGTTGGAAATTATCCAAAAGCACAACCTAAGTCAACGTGGGGGTAATCCATGAGTGCGGTTCCTGCGAGCAAGCCTCGGTCCGAACGCGCAAGCCGTCGCGCGATGATGCCGATCTCCACCGACATGGGAACGCCGGAGCGGGCGCTTCGGTCGGAGGGGATTGTCGTCGAGGCGCGGTCGATCTCTTCCGGCGGGATGATCCTCGCCGAGGGCGCTCGGGTGAAGGCGGAGAACGGGCTGGAACGGCTGTTCCTCCGCTGCCAGATCGTCGACCGTCAGTTCCAGGCGGGGATGCGGTTTCGTGCCCTGTTCGCCCAGGCTGCCATGCCGGCGCAGATGACGAGCAGCTACGGTCAGCGCCGCGGGGGCGGCGGCGGACGGGAGGAGGAGGCTGACGCGCGGAACACGATGCGCAAGGCGATGGTGGGGGCGAAGCTCGCCGTCGAGCGGAAGGACGGCCAGCCGCTGCGCCTCACCACCACAGGGGAGACGCTGCAGCCTGTCGGTGGGGGCGTGTGCGTCACGCCGGCCGGCGCCGCGGTGATGGAAGCGGCCGGGCTGGACGGGGATAGGTATCGGCTTCAGGATCTCCGCGCTGGGCTCAGCGCTTTGGCGGACTACTGGCGGATCGAGACAGAAGACTGAACGGAACGGGGCCGGGCGGCGGGGAAACATCCCCGCGCCAAGCCGGGTGCGGTAGTAACTGGAATGTCGAAGGGGAATGTGAGTGGCGAAATTCATGTTGGGCACGTTCTGGTATCGGGAAACGCTCGCCCTGGCCCAACGGCTGCACGACGGCCAGACCGATAAGGCGGGTGAGCCCTATTGGCGGCATCTGGAGCGGGTCGCGCAGCGGCTGGTGGAGCGGTTCCCCGACGCGACGAAGGCCCAGGTCCAGGCCGCCTTACTGCACGACGCGATCGAGGACGCCGGGGTGTCCGCCGAAGACCTCCGCGCCGCGGGGATCGAGGAGGAGGCCATCGTCGCGATCCAACTGGTCAGCCGGAACCTGGGCCCGGCGGGCAGCTATCTGGAATGGATCGGCCGGATCGCCGCCAGCGGGAATGTCACGGCGATCCGGGTCAAGCTGGCCGACAACCTGGACAACAGTGATCCCGCCCGGGTTGCTGCCCTCCCCGCCGGCCCCCGGATGGTCGCCGAGAAATATGCCCCGGCGCGGGCGATCCTTGAGCGTGCGTTGCGATGAGCCGGAGAGCGAAGGTTCCCAGTGCGGCCCAAGCCAAGCGGATCGCCTATCTGTGGGGCGGAGGCAAGTCGTTTCCACATTACGCGACGTTGAACGCAACGAATGACGTTCTGGTCAGAGAGGGGTGGGTGGAGTCCGTGGGGGAGGAGATCACCTTTCCCAATGGGGCAAAGGGCGCCGTCTACGCTGTCAGCGCGGCGGGGGTAGAAGCTCTGGGGGCTTTCCTGGCGTCGCGGCGACCGGACTGAGGAGGCAACATGGCGGTCTACGTCGACAAGCAGCGCAACCGCTACCGGGGGATGGTCATGTGCCACATGCTGGCTGACACACTGGAGGAGCTGCACGCGATGGCCGACAGAATCGGTATGCGGCGGGAGTGGTTCCAGGGTGATGCCTCCACGCCGCACTATGACGTGTGCCTCACCCGTCGTTCACTCGCAATTCAGTATGGCGCGGTGGAGATTGGCCGGCGGGAAACCGTCGCGTTGATACGACGGCTCCGTCTATTACGCTACGTCAGTGCCTGATCAAGTGGCGAGCTTCAGAAGAGGCTGCCCGGCAGAACCTCGATTGCCTCCACCACGATGGTTTCGCCGCGCTTCTCGCCGGTGACCTTGAGTACCCGACCATGGTAACCCTCGGCCTGCCCCCTGCTGAGCGGAGGGGAGGTTCGCCACGATCCGCCCCATTCATGAGGTGGCGCCCCTGTTCCCATGAGGTCGTATTCGAGGAACAGCGGACGGTCGAGATTGCGAAGGGATACGCTGGCAAGCCAACTGCCGTGCATTTCCTCCGCGGGCACCTGCTCGACCTCCTCAACCGGCCACACGTCCTCCGGAAATCCGGAGCGCAGAGCTTCTGCGGCGCCCGGAATGGCGTCGCGGTCGAAGACCCACCAATCCATCAGCACCCGCGTCGCGCTGTTTGGTGGCAGATCCTCATTCGGGATTCCGATGGACGTGCGCATCACCAGTGCGTTTTTGTACAGGACGGCATGGATGGCAAGGATGTGCTGGCCCGACGCCGCTTTCCCCTCCAGGACCGCAGAGGGGGCGCCACCACTATAGCTGCTCTCCGCTTCGGGCCAGATCGAGGAGGTATTGTCCAGGCAAAGCGGCAAGGCGGCCTGCAGCGCGGCGACGAGCTTCCGCCGGATAGTGGCATTGGAAATTCTGTAAGTTCGTGTCCCGTCATCAGCAAACCGGAGCGTTACCGCTGCGCGCCCATCTGGCAGCGTCTCCGCAGATACATGGCGAACATGCGAGCAGAGAATGGCTTCGGTATAGGTGTGGTCGATGAAGTAGACGGGCGAGTGGAACATAGGGCCTCACGCTTGAGCAAGTGGGTTGCCGGCACTGCGGCACTCCGTCGTAAACCACAGCCTAGCACGCCTCGCGTGGCAACTGCGCGCACTCATGCCGCAGCGCTCTGACGGCGGTGACCATGAGCGGCGTTCGGACATATCGGATTTTCTGGAAAATCAGATGGGGGCTTTGTCCCACGGGCGCAGCCCCGCCAGCCGCTCGACCAGCGCCACCTCGGCCGAGAAATCGGCCGCTCCGCCGTCGAGGTCCTCGGCGATCTCCTCCGCCAGCTCCCAGATCGGCTCGCGCGGCGTGACGGTTCCCGCGCCGTAGCCGTTGACCACGGCCATGGCCATGGCGTGCAGCCGGAGCAGCTGCGCCCGCACCCGCAGCCGGCGCGCTTCCGAAATGTCGTCGCTGCGGTCCACCGCATCGACGGCGCGGAGCAGGTCGGCGGCGGCGGGAGCGTTCGCGCTTGCAGCCGGTCCAGGGTTTCCTGGTCGACCGGGCCATACCGCGTCTCAATCGTCTTGCTCATGCGCTCCCCTTATCACATCCGGCCGCAAGCGCGAACGCTCCCGCCGCCGCCTCCCACAGCGCCACCACCCGCTCGCCGGTCCAGCACAGCTGACGGCGCGCCAGCCCGGCCGCCTCCTCGATGGTGAGCGCGCGCACGGTCACTGTCTCGACGCCATCGCGCCGCAGGATCACCGCGCGCCAGTCCACTTTGTGGGCCTCGCGGTCGGCCGCCGCCGTCTCGGCCCGGATCTGTGCCGGCGACTTCCACGCCCAGGTCCGGGCGATCAGGTCGGCGCCGGCCTCGGTCAGCGCCCAGCCCTGGCCACCGCGCGGCCCCGGCGCCGGCACCGCCAGCCCGCGCGCCACCCACGCCGCGGTCAATTCGGCCACGCGCTCCTTGGTCATCGGCGTCCGCTGGTCGCGGAACGTCAGCTGGGCGGCGACGTCGGCCGCTGAGCGCCGCCGCCCTGGTGGCCGTTCTAAGCAGAGGGGACGGGAGGCGCCGCGGCGATATCGCTGGCTGCCGCCTCTCAGACTGCCCCCCGTTACTTCCGTGGGACCTAGTTCCTACGGCCGAGGTCATCCCCCCTACGGGCTTTCCGGCTATCAAACCAGACTGCCTAGAAAGCTTCAGACTGGACACCAGATTCAGAATCGTACCGCCGGACGGTGCTTTGTCCGGCGGTCGATCCCGCAACCCCAAAAGTGGAGACCACGACGCTCGACATCGCGGTAAGCCTGCGCGTCCGCCTGCGCGTTCGCCGCTGGACGCTCACCGTCAGCTTCGGCCGCCGGTGAGCGACAACGGGAGCGGTGTTCGCCCACCGCTCCCGTTCCTTGATGTCGTTCCGAAAGACGCCGTTGCAAGGCGGCGTCTGGCCATCCGCCGAGCCCCCCCCGAACGCCCGGCATATGCGCCTCAGCACCAGAGACCTCGGCCCTCGCCCGATCAGTCGATCAGGCTGCCCTCGACCTGTTGCACCACAGCCGCGTTGACAGCGATGCAGTCGCCTGTTGCGCGGCTGTCCGCCCCGAGCGTCAGCCAGTACACGGAGGGAAAGGCGCCGGCCGTGGCGTTGAACAGATGCACCACCAGCTTTCCGTCGGCGCTGATGGCTTCGCACTGGCCGGTGACGTGCCCGCCCCCCGGGTTGGTAGCCGAAAAGGTTCCATCGTCGAATTCCACCTTCACAGTCCAGGGGTGGGGGTGTCCCGGCGTGCGCGTGGTACCTTCGAAACGCTTCCACATGATGGACATGGACGTTTCCTCTCCGCTGTTCGCGTGCGGCGTGATCGCGCACGCACTCACCATTGTCCTGAATGCAACGTTTCCTCCGCAAAGGTTTATCTTGGGTCACCAATAGCCAATTCTGCCTAGTACGGCTTAGGTGTTTTTCCGTTTTCGGCGGTTCCGCCGCGCCCGGCACTCCATTCGTTGGGTTGGGTCTTCACGACTCACAACCCGACTGGCGAATGCCGCGACGGGCGCCGGAGCGGCCTTGCCCCCTACCAGACGAGGCGACTGGCGGGGCGGCAGAACGCGGGCTCGAACGCGACGCTGTTCGAGGCGAGGCTGGCGGCGTTCTGGCTGTTGTCGATGTTGATGCGGTAGGGCTCCGGGTCGCCGATCAGCGCCGTGACGAAGTCGTTGGCGATCACATAAGACCCTGATCCACCCCGGAAGCCCCAGCACCGACCGGCTGCACGCCACCTACCTCGGCACCCCGCACGATCCCGGCCCCATCACCATCCGGCGGCTGCGCCTCGCCCCTCCCAAGATCGGGGCGGAGGAGACCGCGGCGATTTACGCCCGGCAGGATGCGATCGATCAGGCCCGGGCGCGCGACATCCTATTCCGCTGGGCCGAGGAGGAGGACGCCCGTTCCAAGAAGATCTGGGCGGACCACCTCAGGGACTACCTCAAGGATCACCCCATGCCGCCGCGCTCGACCTGATCCGGAGGCTCGACCACCGCGCTCCCGAACGGCGCCGTCCACGCGAACCGCGGTCAGGCGATTTGAGGATTGACAACGGCCCCTCTCGGCGTATATACAAAACGTATTGACGATATGGAGGTGTTTCAGCACCCCCATATCGCCATGTCCTCCGCGCGGGAATCCTGCCCGCGTGATCTTAGAAGGAAGCGAATCGATGATTGATTTCAACCTGGGCCTGAGGCCGCGAAACCTGTGTGAGGAAGAGAATGGAATTCGAATGGAACGCTGAAAAGGCCGAAAAGAACCTTAAAAATCACAAGGTTGACTTTGAGAAGGCTATTTGTGTATTCGAGGGGCCAACGGTGGAGCGGGTCGATCCGCGCAACTACGGTGGCGAAACTCGGTTTGTAACTTTTGGAATTGTGGACGGCCGTCTTCTGGCGGTGGTCTACACTTGGCGCGGCAACACCTGCCGCATCATATCGGCAAGAAAGGCCAACGAACGTGAGCAACGAGCGTATCATTCGGCGCTCCTTAGTCACGGCTCGGAAACCGACAGCTCCGACTGAATGGTCGGAGTTTGATGCCCAGACCGATGCCGACATCGAGGTCGCTGTTCGCAGCGACCTCGATGCCGCTCCCTTGGCCGACGACGCATGGTTTGAAACCGCCCGCGTCGTCGAACCCAACACCAAGCAGGCGGTGAGCATTCGGCTGGACCGAGACGTGCTGGAGTGGTTCCGCACCCACAGCGACCGTTACCAGACCAAGATGAACAACGTTCTCCGTGCCTATATGGAGCACGAAAAGCGCGCCAGAACCGGCGCCTAACCCTCTCCCCCAACCGACAAAGGCGCTCCGCGAACCGGGGCGCCTTTGTCATGTTCGCGGCGACAGAGTATGGGCGTTATGGAACGCCCCCCCCAGGCTCACGTCGCCGCCGGGCGTCCAACCGCTCGCGCTCTGCCGTCGCTAGGGTGATCCAGTACCGCCGATGCCGAATCCTGCCACTCGTCGGCGCGCTGCGCCAGAGCCTCGAAGCGGGACGCCACCCCCCTCGGTTACTCCGGCCGCGCGCCCCGCCTCGACCAGCACGTCGACGGAGGCGGGCTTGTTAGTCTTTCGCATCATCGTCTTCTTGGATGGTGCGCGGCAGGCAACCTCGCAGGCTCTGGCCCGGCGCCGAGTGATTTGATACGGTTGTGATGGTGTCAAGAATTGTGGCTGCTGCTCCCAAAAGCCGCACGGGGGTGCGAGGCCCGAAAGCCGTAGGCGGGGTCAGGCGACGTCGTCGATATGCCGAAACCCGAGGAACACCGGCAGTCGTGGTCGATCCTTGGTACCGCAGGGCTGATACTTCACCTTGACCAGCTTCCCGACGAGGCCGTCGCGGCTCGACCAGAGTTCTGCACGCTGCGCATCGGAGAAGCCGGATCCGACATTGAACGGGAGATCGAAGGACGGGGCGCGACAGACCAGAGCGCCAAGGATGCCGGCGGCCAACAGGCCCTCACGGCTGATGCTGCGTTCGGTGTAGCCGAGGGCGTTGACGGTGGCGGCGTTGGCGTTCCGGTGCAGCTCCTCCACGCCGATTACCTCGGCCTCGAAGTCGACGAACCGCTTCAGCTTCAGCAACCCGGCTTCCGCCAGTGTGGAGCGGCCGAACTTGTAGGCGGCATCGGGGCGGCGGAGCATGACGCCCTCGTACCCCGCGCTGAGGCATTCTGCCTCAAACGCTTCCAGGTCGGCCGGGCAGGTCACCAAGCGCTGTTCGACGATCCGGACGAAGGGTGGGAGATCCCTGCCGCGCAGCTGCTGCAGGCGGTCCGAAAAGCCCTGGGAGGGGTCGGACAGGTCGTCGAAGACATGGAAGGTGAAGGCGGGCTTGCCCTTCTTGGTCATGATGGCGGAGGTGGAAACGCTGAACGCATCGAAGGCCGTCGGATCGCCGGCCGTGATCTCGCCGTCCAGGTCGCGCAACCCCTCAGCCGCGAGCATGGCGCGGATGTGCTCGTTCGGGATCGGGCGCAGCGTGTTGGACAGCGCACCTGCGTCGGGGCGGGTCACGCAACGGATCCCATCAATCTTGGGCGATGCGAGGAGGGGATAGGGGAGGTCGGTGATCGAGCCGGCGGATTCGGCGCGCATGGGCTTGAACGGCTTGTCCATGGTGGTTCTCCATCAGGTATCGACGAACCGGCCGGCGCTGCGCCGGTGCGGGGGTCAGACGGGGAGGGAGGAGGGGTCGGCGAACTGGGGCTGGCCGTTGAGCAGGTCCGACGCGGCTTGGAGTTCGTCGCGATCGGCGCAGCAGATGCGAAGAAGTTCGTCGTACCGCTTCAGCGTTGCGACCGAACCGATCCATCGGCCGCCCAGATGGGCTTCGAGCTTGCGCGCTGAAACCCGGGTGATGCTGTAGTCCTGGAAGTCGAAGCTGGAGCCGACCGCGATGTGAAAGGCCATGGTTCGCCTCAGAGAAAGGCCGCCGGACCCGTGAGCCCGGCGGCAAGTCGATCCGGAATGCATCGCGCGGGGAGCGCGGTGCGGGCGGTGCGGTAGGAGCCGCGTTTTTCCTCGTTTCAGGCGTAGCTGGACTCGTGATGGCCGCGGTAAATCCGCATGGAGCCGACCTCCGTGAAATCGGTCCGGGTCGCCCATTGGCAGTCGGAAATCTTGATGCCGTTGGCCTGGGCCTTCCGGCGGATGGGTTCGCCGACATACTCGCCGGGCTGCGGGGCGGTCAGTTCCTGGCACCACCCGGTGCTCTTGCGGACCTTTGCGACCTGACGCAACACCACCATGGCGCCGCGGACCTCGACAACTTCGAAATACTCGACGTTCGTCTGCTCGTAGCCCCAGCACGTGTTGAGGATGTCACCAACCTTGTAGTCGTTCTGGTACTGGCGCCGCTCGTCGCGCCGCTTCTGCGCAGCGGCAAGCGTCTTCCGTCGGGATTCGAAGTACATGACAACGCACTTTTCCCGGCGGGCGGCGCTGCTGAAGGAGAAATGGTAATCGGGTTTCCCGGCCTTGCCATGGTAGCCGATGGCCATCAGGCGCCCATTGCGCTCGTAGATGTAGGCCACGGCGTCGGACTGCTTGTCGGTCACCTTGACGGCGCCGGGCGGGGTGTAGCGGGGGAGATTGCGGGAAGCCATGATCTGCCTCTTCGGGTGCGCCATGAAGGGCGTAGGGGAATTTGGGAGGGACGGTGCAGCCATCGCGTATGCGGGCTGGGATCGGGTCCCGATGGCTCACATATAGCGAACAAAGTTCGCTCCGTCAACGGGAAAGCTCGGCTTGTGCGAAAAAAGTTCGCGCGGTATATTCTGTTGATGGACAGGCAGCAATTCGAGGCGTGGCGCCAGGAAATGGGCCACACCTCAACGACCCAAACCGCTGAAACCTTAGGGGTTACGAAGCGTCTCGTTGAAATGTATCGGGCCGGCGGGAAGCCGGTTAGCCGAACGGTTGAGCTTTTGTGCGAAGCGCTGCGCCGGCTGAACAGGATTGATGCGGCAGTGCGAGGCGAAAAAAGTTCGCAGCAATAGCTTGCGGAAGCGAAAATAGTTCGCTACGATCGTTCCCAGATGAAACACGCGTTCGCTTTGGCTGAGCGCGCCTCACTGGAGATACCGCGATGTCGCAGATGCCCGCCGCCGCCTTCGGAACCACTGCCTTCCAGTGCGGTGCGCACCGGGCGGAAGTCACCATCGAGAGCGATCGCCGCACCTATCGCGTCGGTCGCCTGCGGATCGTCCAGTACGCCGCGCACAAGCCCGACGGCGGGCTGCCGTTGTTCAGCGAAGAGGCTGACACAGCCCGCGACCGCATCCTAGCCAAGGCCGGAAAGCGTCGTCACAAGCCGTCGAAGGCCGGTGGGGCTGGCCGGGTTGATCGCATGGATCAGCAGCGCATGGCGATCGAGTATGCCCGCTGGCTGGCTGTCCGCGACGGGATCGACCTGCCGTTATCCTGCAAAGGGGTGGTGTCCTACGAATCGGTTCAGGTGCCTGGCGCAACGCGTGCGGAGTGCCGTCCCTTCCAGGTCACTTTCTGGTCAGATGTGAAGTACACCCGCTATGGGCAGAGGGAGGAGGCCGCCGGTGAGGTGCTGGCGCGGATCGAGATCCCGCACTGGGATCACGTCCCGACGGTGGAGGAGGTGAGCATCGAGCCAGAGCAGGCGCAGCCGAGCGACGTTTCGCACGCGGCCGGCGCTGAAGTCGTGGCCGCTGAGCAGAACGACACCCCCGCTCCCATCGCGGCGGACGCGCCTTGCGCGGTGTATGTGGTCGCGGTTGAGGCAACACCGGCCGGGATGGCGGCCCACGCTACGGTGCACGTGGTCACCCATCTCGCGCCCCTGGGGGAGGCTGGCACCTTTACGTGCGCCAGTTCCATCCTTGGCGACACCCCTCGGTATCGAGGGGGAGGGGCGGCCGACAAGGCTCATGCCCATGGTGTCAGAGCCGCAGTAGCGCACGCGACCAAGGCCCATGGAGTGGGCAGGGTTTACGCCGTGGACTCGTTCGATGCGCTGCGAAGCGTGCTCGCCAGATGGGCTGAGGAGGCGGCGGCGCGGTCGGAGACAGGGAAGACGGAAGCCCCGGCCAACGATGGCAGTGCGGCACCCCAGCGCCTGGAAAATGTTACCCATGAGGTAACGAAACTCTTGCGCCCCGTCTCGCGTAATGTTACCTATAAGGTAACAGACGGGGGCAAGAATGCCGATCACGGCCATCAAGCACAAGGGGTTACGAGAGCTGTTCGAGAAAGGGCGTTCCGGCAAGGTCGCGAAGAACCTGCAGGCCAACGCCATTCTCATCATGGACCATCTGGACGCAATCGCGTCGCTGGAAGACTGCGAGGGGGTCAAGGATTTTCACCCCCTCAAAGGCGACCGCCTAGGCGAGTACAGCATGCACGTGTCCGGAAACTGGTGCATCACGTTCACTTTTGACGGAACGGATGTTACGATTCTGGACTTGGAGGACTATCACTGATGACCGAGCTTCGTCGTAACCGCCGCCCCTCCGTCCCCGGTGCGATCCTGAAGGCGCACTTCATGGAGCCGCGCGGTATCAGCGTGACGGCCTTGGCTGAGGCTCTGGGCCTCAGCCGTAAGCACGTCAGCCAGATCATCAACGGGCACAAGCGCGTGGAGCCGACCACGGCGGCCCGGCTGTCCAAGGTGCTCGGCACCACTCCGCGCTTCTGGCTGAACCTGCAGGCCGCCGTAGACGAATGGGATGCGTCGGAGGAGCTTGCCGACTGGACGCCGGTCGCGACCTTCGCGGCTCCGGCCGCGCCCGACCACATGGGGGCCGATTGAACCGCATGCCGACGGTGGTCGGCAACGGCTCCGACGTGTTGCGCGCCTGGCTCCAGGCGACCCGCAACGTTGGCCGCGCCGCTCCGCCGCCTTATGGCGCCGCCACCCCTCAGCGTCCCTGATCTAGCCCGTCCCGACCGCCTCGACGTACCAAAGCCCGGCCGCTGAAAAGCGCCGGGCTTTGTCATGCCCGCCCGCCGGCATCCGCCGCGCGGGCTTTCTGCATTGGAGCTGCCGCTCATGATCCCGCCAGCGACCCCGTCAGCCCTACGGCAGGCGGTTTGGAGCAGCTCTCCGCGATCGGGCGCTCCAATGGGCGCTGGATGGCCTCTGTCTGCTGTGCCGCACAGGTGGCGCGGGCTTGGCCGGACCGCATCAGGCGCGCGCCCTGGCGCCACCTGCGGCCCGGCCAGCCCTCCGGGTCCTTCCAGGGCCAAATGCCCGCGGGGTGGTTACCTAGCCATATTCGAACGTTTTTCGGCCTCGCGGTCAATGCAACCACCGAGTTGCGCAACCGAAAGCCACGTTAAGAACGTGCTGTAACGCTTTGTAACTAAATTATAAACCGCTGTTCACCGAAATCCATCATGGTTGCGCGCTTCCGTCGAATCGGTTGCGCGCCGAGCAGGAGTTGCGCCATGGCCAGACGTCGCCTTTTGACGAAAACCGAGTACGCGAAGCATTGCGGAGTGGACAAGGCCCAGCCCGGCCGCTGGGTCAAGCGGGGCATGCCGACTGCCGGTCCAAACGGGGACCTGATCGACCCTGAGGTCGCTGATACATGGCGAGCCGCGAACATCGACGCCAGCAAGCCGAAGGCTAAGGCGCACCAGATCGATCGGCTATCGTCCCCGCCACCAGATGTGAAGGCGGCGGCTGTGGCGCCGAGGCCCGCCAAGCCGGCCAGGGCGCCAGATCCCGCGGCTCTTGATGAGGCGGATTCACAGCCTGACGGTCTTTCGCTCGAAGGGGCTGTTATCCAGTTCGCCGACGGCACGAAGATAGACATCAAGAGCCTTCCGAACCTGAATGCGCTGAACCAGATCGACAAGTGGTATTCGGGCGAGCTGAAGCGGCGGGAAATCCTTGTTCACGATCGAGATCACCTGCCGAAGGCCGACCTCTATGCCGCGACGGATGCGCTGATCTCCATGTTCCGGGCTCGTGTGATGGGGCTCGGCCGGCGATGTGCACCGATGTTGGAGGGGCGCTCGTTGGCGGAGCGCGCCGAGGTCATTCAGGATGAGTGCCGGAAGGTGCTGGAGGACTTGGCGAAGAAGCTGGCTGACTCCGCTACGGGCGATGTGTCCGTTAACGAGGAGGCGGAGACCGAAGACGAGGGCTCGACCGAGAAAGAATCGGATTAGCTCTTACCCTTGCCGCCGTGTTCGCCCGAGCTGTTGCCTGTGGAGTTGTCCCTGCCAGCCACTAGGCGGCGAACGGCTTCCCGGATCGCTTCCGATCGGGACCAAATTCGCTGTTCAGCACGCCAATCATCCAAGGCAGCCAGCTCGGACTCTGACATGACGAGTTGGATTCGCACGTCCTTCTTCTCCATACGGACAGCCTTACTCAAGGGTCTGAAGGAACGCAACAGCGTCCGCTCCCACAACTTGAGTGCATTAAGCGAAGATGTCAACTTGCGTAAGTTACACAACTCGCTTAGGGTTGAGCCTCGGTACTGAGGGAATCGCCATGGCCGAAAATTCCGCCATAGAATGGACCCACGCAACTTTCAATCCCTGGCTGGGCTGCACGAAGCTGTCGGCGGCCTGCGACAACTGCTACGCCGAACCGCTGGTGGTCTGCCGGCTGGGTGGGGCTTGGGGATCGGGCGCGCCGCGCCGCCGGACTGCCGCCAGCACCTGGAAGGCGCCGCTCTCCTGGGACCGCAAGGCCGCCAAGGAAGGCCGCCGGATGCGGGTGTTCTGCGCCAGCCTCGCCGATGTGTTCGACGCCGAGGTGCCGGACGCGTGGCGCGACGATCTGTTCGGCCTGATCTGCTCCACCCCGCATCTGGACTGGCTGCTGCTGACCAAGCGCCCGGCCGTGGCCCGGAAGTATCTCGGCGATCAAGACCGCATTGGCGCGGCATGGTGCGACGCAACCCACAAGGTGCTGGGCGGTGCCGATCCCGGTCCTGCGCCTCAGTGGCCGCTGCCCAACGTCTGGCTCGGTACCACCGTTGAAGACCAGAAGATGGCCGACCTGCGCATCCCGCTGCTGCTGGAGACGCCAGCCGCCGTGCGGTTCCTGTCGATGGAGCCGTTGCTCGGGCCGGTCAGCATCCCCGGCCTGTACCCGGTCGGCGAAGATGGGATCGTCACGACGCCCGCCCTGGATTGGGTCATTGCCGGCGGCGAAAGCGGCCCCGGCGCACGGCCCACGCACCCGGACTGGTTTCGGTCGGTTCGCGATCAGTGCGCGGAAGCGGGCGTGCCGTTCCTGTTTAAGCAGCACGGGGACTGGGTTTCGTCGGCAGAGATCGGCTTTGCCGGACACGAGCATAGACCCGCCATAACGATGGCTCCCTACGAGATGATGCGCGTCGGCAAGAAGGCCGCCGGCCGCCACCTCGACGGCGTGCTGCACGACAGCTATCCGGTGGTGGGTTGAGCTATGGACGAGAAGAAGCGCAGGCTCGCGCTCCAAGCCAACAAACTGTGCAAGGAGGGGCTGAAGGGGAAAGCCATCGGCGAGAAGCTGAAGGTCACCACCGACGAGGCGAACACGCTGGCGCGCATCGGCAGGGATCTTGCCGATATCGATGAGGCGGCGCTGACTGCGTCGGAGGTGCTGCTGATCCGCAGCATCGCGACGGTGACCCTCCGCCTGCGTGCTCAGGATGTCATCCGCACCCCGAAGAGTTGGGAGGTTGCTGCTGTCGCCCACAAGAGTGAGTCCTGGGTCGGGGCGACGAGCAGGAAGCGACTTCGCCTGCCCTGCCATCATCTCGTCAATCAGCCTGGCCAGCCGCTCGGATTGGTGAACTTCACCACCAATGGCTTTGTCGGGCTGACGCCGCTCGGCTGGGCTTTCGTTCAGGCTATTGAAGCGGCTGAAGCTGCGAATGAGCAGCTGAAGGTGTCGCATGACTGACATCAACGCCGATGTCATCGGTCGGGACGATCTCACCGACGCGATTTTCCACATCACCACCCCTGCCGGCCTGCTGCTGGTCAATGGGTGCGTCTACCGCGATTTCGGTCTCCACCCGCACCGCTGCGCCATCGTTCTCACGCATCTCCCCACCGGCGAAGCGCTGGGGACCTTTGGGGACATCGCTGACGCCTATGTCGCCATGGGCGATGCCAGCCGCTGCGGATGGGGACGAGCGTGACCCCTGACAACTCGACAATCAAGGAAAGGACGACATCATGCGAATGAAGCGATTCCTCGTGTCCGCCCTGCTGGCGCTTGCCGCCATTGGCGCGGCTGTGCCGGCGGCGGGCGCTGCTGACCTGCCGGAACTCCGGATCTGCACCGGCTCGAACAAGGGCAACTACTTCTACGCCGGCTCGGAAATCGCCCGTCAGGCGAAGGGCTCGCTGGCGGTGCAGGTGGTGGAGACCGCCGGCAGCATCGACAATCTGCGCCAGCTCGACGACGGCAAATGCGATGCCGCGCTTGTCCAGTCCGATGCCTACGGCGTCTACAAGGACCGAAACCCGTCCTCCGCTCTGGCGCTGGTCCGCATCGGCTCGCTGTACCGCGAGTTCGCGCATCTCCTGTGCAACAAGGCCTCTGGCATCGATTCGGTGAAGGATCTGCGCAGCAGCAAGGTGAAGCTGCTCACCGGCGATGCCGGATCCGGTTCCGAGGTCACCTGGGCGACCTGGGTGAAGATGGACAAGGACTACACCAAGGCGGCAACCGACCGCGTCGGCGGAACGCAAGCCGTTCTGCGCATCCGTGACGGCGCCGAGGCCCAATGCGCCCTGTTCATCAACGGCCTGAACTCGCCCCTGATGCGGCAGGTCAACGACCAGGCCGGCGACCGAGTGAAGCTCGTGGCGGTAAAGGATGGCGACTTCGCATCGGTCAAGGATCCGGGCGGAAACACGGTCTATACGAAGGAGGACATCCCCGGCGGCGCCTATAAGAATCTACAGTCCGGTTTCTTCTCGTCGGCGGTCCCCACGCTCGCGGTCGATGCCCTGGTGGTGCTGCGGTCCGACTGGGCGGAACGGAACAAGCGTGGCCTCGACGAGCTGTCGGACGCCGTGCTGCGGGCCTCGCCGAGTATCCGCCAGAAGGTCGGCGGCTGATGAGGCGAGCCCTTCGTCTGGCGGGCGCGTTCATGGCCGCTGCGGTGATCGTCGTCGGTGATCTGACGTCCGGTCGGCTCATGTCGGCGATCGTCGATGCCAGCCTTCTGGCTTGCGTCTTCGTCCTGCTGGTGCCGATGGCGCTGAAGCCGGCCTGACGAGTCGATGCTGGGCCCGGAGCGCACCCCTCCGGGCCGGCATGGCAAAACCGACCACGCGAGCCGGTTTTGCCATGCTGAACAACTTTCTCCGATAGAGGTCGCACATGACCCGACTGAAGAACCTCCCCGGCGTCAAAACCAACAACCTGTTCGCTGTCCCGCCAGCCATGCTGGTCGAGGACGAGGGCTTCAACATTCGTCTGCGGAATGACGAATACGAGCTGACGATCGAGGAGTACACCGCCCTTTTCCTCGCTGGTCATCGTCCGCCACCGCTCATTATCTGGAAGCGCGACGACGATCTTGTGCTGATCGATGGGCACCTCCGCCGACGTGCTGCGCTGCGCGCCATCGAGCGTGGCGCGCCAGCCGACATGACGGTCGACATTGTCCATTTCACCGGCAATGACGCCGATCGGGAAGCCCTGATGCTCCGCTCCGGGCTGAAGCGCGGCTGGCGACCCGAGGAGCTCGCAGCGGGCTACAAGCGCCTGATGGGCTACTGGAGCGACGTGAAGCGCGTCGCCGAAGCGGTCGGTAAATCCGAGAGCCATGTGCGGGACATCCTGACTCTCGCGACTGCCGACACGGCGGTCCAGGACATGGTGAAGGCGGGCGGCGTCACCGCGTCGGCGGCGATCAAGGTGGTCCGAAAGGAGGGCCACAAGGCCGCCGCGGTGTTGAAGGAAGCGTCGGATCGCGTGAAAGCGGCCGGGGGAACCAAGGTGACGAACAAGCACCTGTCCTCGGCGCAGGGGCTGGATGCGCGCACGCTCCGTCCGCTGCTTCTGAAGCTGGCCGAGGAGGTGAAGGGGCAGGTCGACCCCGACAGCCAAGCCGATTTCAGTGAGACGCAATTCTCCGTTGCTGGATCGACGCTCCAGCCGATTTTCGAACTGCTCGGGGAGAGGTGAGCTATGGGTTGGGGATACGGCACCAACAGCGAAGGTCGGGAGGTCGGTTACACCGTCGAGGCGACGTGTGACTTCCCCGGCTGCGAAGCGAAGATCGACCGCGGCCTGGGCTACGCCTGCGGCGGCATGCACGACCGCTCCGATGATCCAGGCGACGGTCCGCGTTGTGGCGGCTACTTCTGCGCGGAGCACCGCTACACCCACACGCGCGGGCCCGACGGCGACGCGTGCCGTGCGAATGATGACGCAGAGGAGGATGAGGCGGAATGAGCGCGGATTCCATGTTCCCTATCCTCTATGCGGGCCGCCGTCCCGCTGACGTCCCGAAGGGAATTCCTTGGCGGATCGTCAGCGCTCACGAGAAGCAGGCAGTGGCCAACCACAGCCAGACGCTGGAACGGCTTGCTCATCGTGGTGGCCTGTGCCCGACCGAGCTGGTTGCCGTCCTTGAAGATCGACCATGGCGCCGGATGGATCTGGAAGTTGCGATTAAGCAGATACAGAACCTCTGCTTGGCCTTCGAGGCGGGCAGGGGAGACGCGCGCCACCTTGAAGTCCTCCGCATGATCGCGCTGCGCTATGGGCCAACCATCGGCCTCGACGACTGCATCGCCCTGGCGGCTGAGGTTCTCGCTGATCGGGGCGAGCTGCTGATGGTCTGCGGGCGTCCGCCGCTTGGTTTGGATGCGGCCATGAAGCTTGACCCAATCGCCGCTCGACAAGGGCGCATTCCAGCCATGGAGGCAACGTCATGACCACCCGTCACATCTTCATTTCCGGCCCGGCACAATCTGGGCGAACGACCGCGGCGATTGCCATGGCGAACGCCATGCATGACCAAGGAATCTGCACCACGTTCGTTTCGCCATGCCCGATGATGGCTGACTTTCTCCGATCGTCAGCACGCCGGCCGCGCTGCCGCATCACGCACGCATCGCCTAATGCTCTGCCGGCCATTCCGGCTGGATGCTTCGTCGTGGACGATGCCGAGCGCCTCGAAGCGCCGGGCGACATCGTCCGGGTTCTGATTCATCGTCAGATGACCTACCGCCTTCCCGTCATCGTTTGGGCGGTGCGGCAGGATGCGCTGGATAGGTTTCAGGAACTCATTGCCGAGGTTGACCCCGAGGGATTCGGCGTGGATGAGCGGCGGTTGGAGCAGGCGTTGGCGGCAATCGCGTCGCGAGACTTCTCCGCCCTGACATATCAGGATCTCCAGCTGACGGGGAGTGCGGCGAGTGATTCCTGAAGCAACGCGGTCGGTCTCCGATGCGGCGGTTCAATCGCTTGCCGCAGACCACATCATCGACACATCAAGGGGCTGTGATCTCCGCAATGGACCGGACTCCAACTTGGCGGTTCAGTGGAGCAATTTCCGAGTGCGCATCTCGGGATGCGGGGTGAAGCGCTCAAAGAGACGCCTCACCCTCATGTCGGCGCTCGCAACGGGCTGGCTGCCTTGGGGTGTTCGGTGGAATGAGAAGGACGGCTTTTCCCACCTCCCGCTTTGCGGCCGGGAGTATGTTTTATGCTGCGGCCATGCCCTGAAAGCGAAGGAGGCTCAAGCCTTTGTTGATGCCGGACTGTTGATGGCTGGGCCACCCGATACCCACCGCCGCCCGACGTTGATCATAACGACCGCCGGCAGGGAATGGCTGTCGCTGAACTGGTAGTTCTCACCGGCATGAACCAGATCACACAGCCTGCCCAGGAACTCCTGTCTCGCTGGGCCGGGCTGCTGCGCCCGCCGCCCAAGCGCTTCACCGACGAGTGGGCGGTCGATAGCGTCGAACTCCCGCCGACCTCGGGCATTCCCGGCCCCTACGACCCCTCGCACACGCCCTACGTGGTCCCGATCATGCGCGCCTTCGACGAGCCGCGCTGGAAGATGATCGTCGTCGTCATGGGCTCGCAGATGGGCAAGACGCTGGCCTTCGCCATCGTGATCGGGCGTCGCATGGATGATGATCCGGTGCCCTGCATGTATGTCGGCCCGGACCGCAACTTCGTCGAGGACACCTTCGAGCCGCAGCTCATCCAGCTGATCAAGTCATCCAAGAGCCTGACGAAGAAGACGATCTGGGGCAAGGCCAACAAGAAGGTCCGGAAGATCATCAACGGTGCGGTGCTGCGCCTGGCCTGGGCCGGATCGGCCTCGCAGCTCGCCGGTCAGCCCGCCGGCCTGGTGCTGGTCGACGAGCGCGACCGCATGGGCGACGACGTGAAGGACGAAGGTGATCCGGTCACCCTCGGCGATGCCCGCCTGAACTCCTACGCCAACGGCAAGCTGGGTGTTATCTCCACGCCGCTCGAAGGGTCGGTCGAAACAGAGGAGCATCCCGAGACCGGGATCGTCCATTGGAAGGTGGTGGATCCGGATGATCTGACCAGCCCAACCTGGAAACTGTGGCAGGAGGGAACCCGGTTCGAGTGGGCTTGGCCGTGCCCTTACTGCAAGGAATACTTCATCCCGCGGCTGAGCCTGCTGAAGTGGGCGAAGCCGAAGGACGGACGCAAGGTCACGCCGGCCGAGGCGCAGCGGTCCGCCCATCTGAGCTGCCCCAATCCGGAATGCGAGTGCAACACCGACGGCTTGGTGATTGAGGACAAGCACAAGGCTTGGATGAACAAGCGCGCGCGCTACATCGCCCCAGGCCAGCAGGTGCTGCCGGACGGCACCGTGGTCGGTGATCTGCCGGACACCGACATCGCCACCTTCTGGGTGTCAGGCCTCGCCTCGCCCTTCGTCAGCTGGGGCGACCGGGCCAAGAAGTTGGTCGCCGCCTACCGGTCGAAGAACCAGAAATCCATCAAAGCCGTCATCAACACCGGTTTCGGCGAGCTCTATCGGCACTCTGGCGCTGCACCGAAACATGACGTCGTGCTGGCCAGGAGGCTGCCCTACGCCATGGGCGAGGTGCCTTACGGCGTGCAGAAGATCGCGATGACCGTCGACGTCCAGAAAGACCGGCTTTACGTCGTCCACCGGGGCTGGGGAGCGCGCTGGGAATCATGGCTGATCAAGGCGACGGTCCTGTTCGGCGAGACTGACCAAGATGCGGTCTGGAACGATCTGGCTGACCTGCTGGAGGCCGACTTCCAGGGCTTCAACGTCTCCCTCTGCCTCATCGACTACGGTTACCGGCCGGGCGACAAGGAGAAGCGACCGACCCACGCTGTAGCCGATTTCTGCCGGCGGTTCGGTTTCCATCGCGCCCGCCCGATCCAGGGCAAGGACCAGCTCACTCGACCGATCATGTCGTTCAAGCTCGACGTCGACGGCCGGGGGCGAACCCGCAGCTACGGTGTTCAGGGGCACCACCTCGATTCCGACGTGTTCAAGACCTGGGTGCATGGTCGGTTGGAATGGCCAGCGGACCAGCCGGGCGGCTGGCACCTGCCGGAGGACATTGATGAGGATTACGCCCGCCAAGTGGTTGCCGAAAGCCGCATGGCGCTCCCCTCGGGCAAGGGGAAATGGGTGCCACATTCGAAGGACAACCATTATCTCGATTGCGAGATGATGCAGCGGGCAGCGGCAGAACTGATGGGCGTCGGGACAATGAAGCCATTACCGGAGCAGTGCCAGGAGTCTGATCCTGAAGACGGGGATGGCAAGGGGCGATTGCAGCTTGCTGGAAATCGGGGGGGGCAGGAGGAGGCGGCGTCAGTACGAAAGAATGAGTGGCTTGGGGGCGCACGCAAGGACTGGTTACGACGGTAGGCGGAATTTTTCCGGCACCACTACATATCAGTATATGCATAAAATTATAATGGATGTCGCACCAATTTTTGCTCAATATCCACACACCAACCAGGGACACTCTGCTAAACGGGGTCCATCGCAACATGCTTGGGGATGCAAATGCAGCCGGCTGTGTTGTCAAGAGTCCTCGGTCCCATTGCGACGGCCGCAGCGGGAGCCGCTTCCACTATCACCATAAGCGCCGGTTCGACCGTGATCACCATTACGGGTGCTGCGGCCACATGGGCAGCCGTCGCGACTGGCGTCGGCGCTGTCGCGGTCGGAACCGTCGCCTTGTGCATTTGGGCGAAGAAAATGAGCAAGGACTGAACCTGATCACCGATGGCTGGCACTGTCACGCGCGTTTCGTCTTGCCCAGCTAAGATCAAGGTGGTACATAGGTTATGGTGGCTGTAATTGGCCGCTGAGCGAAGGCCGCTTCCGCAAGGATCGCGGCCTTCGTCGTTTTCAGGCGATCCGAAATCGCCGCTCTTCTCGAAAAGCGAGGCCATCCATGGCCCTGTCTCAAGCCTTCCTGGACAAGCTCGTTCAGGCGTGGGCCACCGGTGCGCGCCGTGTCGAGTACAACGGCGTGGTCACGGAGTTCATCAGCGGCACGGACCTGGAGCACCGCATCGCCACGACGGCGAATGCGCTCGGCGTCCCGAACCCGCTGGCCGCCGCTAGCCGGGCAGCGCGCGCTCCATCCATCCTCCTGCAGTTTCGCCGGTAGGCAGCCATGAAAGCGAACTGGCTTGATCGCGCCATCGGGGTGGTCTCCCCGCGGGCGCAGCTCCGACGTATGCGCGATCGGGCTGCGGTCGAGGTGCTGGCGCGCGCCTATGACGCAGCCAAGCCGGATCGGCGACGTGGTGGCCGCAGGCCGCCGAGCACTGGGGCAAATGCGGAGAGCTGGTCGTCGCTGCGCGTGCTCCGGGCGGCGTCTCGCGAGGCTATCCGAAACTCAGGGTACGCCCGGAAGGCCAATCGGACCCTTGCCACCAAGCTGGTCGGCACCGGGATCACCCCCCGCGCCGCCACCGGCGACGAGAAGCTCGACAAGGAGATCAACGACGCCTTCGCCATCTGGTCGAAGGAGTGCGATGCGTCGGGGACCCACGACTATTTCGGCCTTCAGAAACTTGCCGCCTTGTCGTTCTTCGAAAATGGGGAGGCCTTGGCTCGCCGTCGTCGCCGGTTCAAGAGCGACGGCCTGCACGTGCCGTTGGAAATCCAGCTGCTCGAACCGGACCACCTGGATGAGCGCCGGAACGAGATCCTGAGCGATGGGATGATCGTTCAAGGCATCCAGACCGGAAAGGGTCGTGAACGGCGCACCGCCTACTGGCTGTTCCCGTACCATCCTGGCGAAACGGTGGGCGGGTTGACGCCGTTCAAATCGGAATCCGCCGCGGTTCCCGCGGCGGATATCGCTCATTTCTATGACAAGATCCGCATCGGTGCGCAGCGCGGCGTGCCGTGGCTGGTCGCGGTCCTGATCGCGCTGGAGGACATCGGCGATTACCGCATCAGCGAGCAGATGCGTAAGAAGCTGGAGGCGTGCTTCGTCGGCGCCGTGATCGGCGATGATTCGTCAAATGCGGACCCGACCCTCGGGCCGCGTGCGCTCGACGCCGAAGGCAATCTGGTCGAGAGCGTTTCGCCCGGCATGTTGTTCCGTGCCACCGGCGCAAAGCAGGTCCAGTTCCACCAGCCGACCACGAACCCCGATTATCCAGGATACATGAAGTCCGAGCTGCGCGGGATCGCGGCCGGCGCCTGCATGACCTACGAGCTGCTGACCTCGGACCTCAGCGACGTCAACTTCAGCAGCTATCGAGCGGGGCTGAACGATCTCCACGAGATGATCGGGCAGCTTCAGTGGCTCGACTTCATCCCAATGTTCTGCGAGCCAACGTGGAAGTGGTTCATCGACGCGGCCTTCCTCGCAGGTCGGATCAGCCGTCGCCACTACGGCGTGGAGTGGGAGCCGCCGAAGTTCGTCAGCGCCGACCCGCTGAAGGACTTTCTCGCCGATCTTGGCGAAGTGCGCGCCGGTTTCCAGGCCCCGCAACAGGCAATTGCGCGGCGCGGCTACAACCACCGCAAGGTTCTGGCGGACCACATCGCTTGGAAGACTGCGGTGGACGAAGTCGGGCTCGTCTTCGACATCGACGCCGCCAAGGTCACCAAAACTGGCGCCGCGAACGGAATCGAAGCCGGAGGGACCGACCGCGCCATGCGCATCGCGCGCGTCGCCCTCGACATCCTTGAGGCCGAGGGAGATCCCGACGCCGCCACTCTCCGCGCCTTGATCAACGGGCGCGTCTAACCTCAACCAGCGGAGACCTTTATGTCGACACCGACCCATGGGGCGGCGCCGGGCGGTGCCGTGCCCGCGCAGCAGCGCGGGACCAAGGAGAACCCGATCGAGAGCCGCGCCGCGAGCCTGCAGCCGAGCACGTTCGATTCCGTCAACCGTACGGTGGATGTCGTCGCTTCCACCGGCGCCCGCGTCCGCCGGTACGATTGGTGGCGTGACGAATACTATGACGAGGTGCTGCTGGTCAGCCCCGACGCGGTCGACCTGACCCGCTTCGAGCAGGGGGCGGTGCCCGTGCTGAACTCCCATCAGCAGTGGGACCTGCGGAGCACGATCGGCACGACCCTGCCGGGCACCGCTCGATTCGAGGGCTCCGACCTCATCCTCACCGCCAAGATGTCCGCCCGGCAGGAGATCGCCGGCATCGTCCAGGATATCGCCGATGGGATCACGCGAAACGTCAGCGTCGGCTACAAGATCCTGGCGTACGAGGTCGATGAAACCACCAATCCGAAGACCCGCACGATCACGAAGTGGGAGCTTCTGGAGCTGTCGTTCGTGCCGGTCGGAGCGGATGGTGGCGCCGGCACACGCGCGCTGCCCACCGAGCCGCCTGATCAACGCTCGGCCGATCTGCCGGCCGGCACCAGTCCCAACACCCAGACCATCAACCTGACGATCGACACGGCCGGAATGTCGGCTGCGCTCGAACAGGCCGTTTCCCGCGCAGTCGCCGCGCACCCCACCCAACCGGTCAGCAACGGAGAACGCACCATGGCCGATACCAACACCCCGGCGCCCGGCGTCAGCACGGATGCCCCCCAGCCCGGCACCGAGAGCCGCGCCGTTTCCCCGGCGGCTCCGCCGGCTGTCAACTCGGCCGCCGAGATCGAGGCCACGCGTGCGGCCGAATCCGCGCGCATCCAGGGCATTCGTGACATCGCTGTCGTCCGCAGCTTCGGGGTTTCCAACGAGGTGCTGGACGAGGCGATCCGGAGCGGCATGTCCATCGACGCCTTCCGCACCAAGGTCATGGACAGCCTTGCCCAGCGCGAGCAGGCCGAGCAACCCGAGACCCGCAGCAACATCACCGTCCTGCAGGACGAAGGCCAGACCCGGGCCGACGCGGCAGTGCGTGCGCTTCTGAACCGGTCCAATCCGAGCAAGTACAAGCTCGACGGCGCAGCGGTCGAGTACCGTGGCATCAAGCTGATCAACCTGGCGCGCGAGGTGCTGGAGTCCCACGGCACCAGGGTCCGTGGCATGGCGGACAAGGAGATCGCCATCCGGGCACTGCAGACCACCTCGGATTTCCCGCACATCCTCAGCGGCGTCGCCAACACCAGCCTCCGCGCCGGCTACCAGATGGCGCCGCGCACCTTCATGGCGTGGGCGCGCCAGACGATGGCGACGGACTTCAAGGACATGCATCAGGTCCAGTTCGGCGGCGGCGGCGTCCTGCCGAAGGTGGGCGAGCACGGCGAGTTCCAGCGCGGCAAGCTGTATGAGTCGAAGGAGTCGTTCCGCGTCGCGACCTATGGTGAGATCGTCGCCATCACCCGACAGGTGATCGTCAACGACCAACTCGACGCTCTGACGCGCATCCCGCAGGAGCACGGCTTCCGAGCCGCTGTGACGGAGAATTCGGTCGTCTACGGCGTCCTGCTCGCCAACCCCGTCATGTCCGACGGCAAGGCGCTGTTCCACGCCGGGCACGGCAACCTCGCCGCCAGCGGCACTGCGCTGTCCCTCGCCAGCCTCAGCGCCGGTCGGAGCTCCATGCGGAAGGTCAAGGCGCTCGACGGCAAGACCATCATCAACGCGCAGCCCGCCATCCTGCTGGTGCCGGCGGCGCTGGAGACCAAAGCGGAACAGCTGATCGTGACCCGCAGCATGGTGGCGGCGACCGCGGGCGAGCAGATCCCCGAATTCTTCCGCAGCCTGGAGCCGGTGGTCGAGCCCCTGCTCGACGCGGACAGCCAGACCGCGCACTACCTGTTCACCGACCCGGCGTCGCCAACCGGCTCCATCACCTATGCCTATCTGGAAGGCGAAGAGGGCGTTTACACCGAGGAGCGGATCGGCTTCGACGTCGATGGCATGGAGATCAAGGTCCGCCATGATTTCGGTGCAGGGGTGATGGACTACCGGGGCGTCTACAAGGATCCGGGGGCGGCGCCGGCCTGATCGGCAGGGCTCGATTCGGACAGATAGAGGGCGGCCACGCAGCCGCCCTCGTGCATTTCAGAGAGGATTTCCGTCATGCGTAACTTCATCATGCCCGGCAACGCGCTCTCGCTCATCGCTCCCTATCTCGTCAACTCCGGGGACGGCCTGCTCGTCGGCTCCATCTTCGGCGTCGCGGCTTGCGCCGCAGCCAGCGGGGCGGAGGTCCAGGTTTCCGTCACCGGTGTCTACGAGCTGCCGAAGGCGAGTGCGCAGGCCTGGGCTCTCGGCGCCAAGGTCTACTGGGACAACACCAACAAGCTCTGCACCACGGCGTCCAGCGGCAACACCCTGATCGGCGCCGCGACTGCGGTGGCGGCCAATCCGTCCTCCACCGGCATCGTCCGGCTGAACGGCGCGGTGTCCTGATGCTGTGGACGGTGCCGAGGATGTGGGGTGGCGAAACCGTCTTCATCCTCGGCGCCGGCCCCAGCCTGCGGAGTTTCGACCGATCCCTTCTTCTCGGCCGCCGGGTAATGGTCATCAATTACGCCGAGATATTCCCGGCCGCTGACTTCCTGATCGCGACCGACGCGAACCCGGCCCTTCCATCCCTTCCAGGCCGTAGCGTGACCCTGTCGACCACGACTGACGGCCGCTGGCATCGCCTGTGGGACACGGGCCCGGACGGCATCGAGACTGAGTGTCCTTCCTGCGCACGGGGGCGCCGTACCTCCTTGCAACTTGCCCTCAACGTCGCTGTGCATCTCGGCTGCGCCAGGGCGATCCTGCTCGGTGCTGACATGGCGACGGCGGATGATGGGGCGACCCATTGGGATGGTCGGGCCGATCCACGCTATGCCGACGGCGCCATGGTGCGTGACGTCTATCTGCCTGCCCTTGCCAGCACCGTCGAACCGCTCGCGGCGATCGGGCTGGAGGTGATCAACGCCACGCCCGGCTCCATGCTGCCGTTCTGGCCCGTTGTGCCGATCGGCGACGTGATCGCTTGACGGCACGCGCCGCAGCCATGCCCAGCCAAGATCGCGCCTTCATGATTCTCTGGGGCCTTGCAGCTCTTCTGATGCTGCCCGTCATCCTCTCCATCCCTTCCATCCTTGCGCAGCTTTAGGAGATCGCATGCCGATCAAGCCCCTTGCTGACGAATGGCTCCTGGAAGCCCTGCGCCTCCTGGACCTTCATGGAATCTCCCGAACGGCGGCGCCTCATGCCACCAAGCTCAATCTGCGAGGCGATGTCCTCGGCATCGGCGTGCCGAAGAGCACGTTCGAGGGGCGCATCAAGGAAGCCCGCCGACGCATCGAGGCTGGATCGCTCGCCTATCAGCGGGAGAAGCCGCGCGTTCGCGTGAAGGCCGCAACGGAGAATGGCGCGATGCGTGATGGGTCGCCACCGGCAGAGGCGGTGACGGATCGGGAGCGTGTGCAGTTCCAGGACCGGATTCGTGATCTGGAGGCGAAGCTCCGGCAAGCCTACCGGGAGGATCTCGACACGGAGAAGGTCCGCACCTCAATCCTTGGACTGACCGCGGACACGCCCGAGCCGCCGGCATGGCTGGTGGATGAGCGCACCGGCGGCAGCGCGCCAGGCGTACCGGTCACCATCTGGTCCGACTGGCACTTTGGGGAAGTGGTCCGCGCTGTCGAGGTCGGGGGCGTCAACGAGTTCAACATCGCCGTTGCGACGGAGCGGGTCCGGCGTCTGGTTGAGCGCACCATAGACCTGTGCTTCTCGCACATGGTTCGGCCGGAATACCCTGGCATCGTCGTCTGCCTGGGCGGCGACCTGATCTCCGGCGATATCCACGAGGAACTCGCCGTCTCCAACGAGTTGATGACGGCGCCGACACTGCTGGAATTGCAGGGCGTGCTGATCTGGGCCCTGACGCAGATGGCCGACCGGTTCGGTCGGGTCTTCGTCCCCTGCGTTGTCGGCAACCATGGCCGCATGACGCACAAGCCGCGAGCCAAGGGCCGTGTCCACACCTCCTTCGAATGGCTGCTCTACTGCCAACTGGAGCGGCACTTCCAAGGCGACAGCCGGATCCAGTTTCAGATCCCCGGCGAGGCCGACGCGCATTTCCGGGTCTACGGGCACCGTTACATGCTGACCCACGGCGACAGCCTGGGAGTGCGCGGTGGCGACGGAATCATCGGGCTGCTCGGGCCCGTCACCCGCGGGACCATCAAGCTGCGCAACAGCGAGGCGCAGATCGGCCGCGACTTCGACACTGTGGTGATGGGCCATTGGCACCAGTATCTGCCGATGTCGGGCTGCATCGTCAACGGCGCGCTTAAAGGATACGACGAATACGCCCGCCTGTTCCTGCGCGCCCGCTACCAGGAACCGATCCAGGCCCTGTGGTTCACCCACCCCACCCGTGGCGTCACTTTCCAGGTGCCCGTCTATCTCGACGAGACCCGCCGTGCCTCGTCGGAGGAATGGCTGGCCTGGAGGGCCTCGGCATGAGCTTCTGGTATTTGGCCACGCCGTACAGCCAGTTCGCGGGTGGAATCGCAGCGGCGTTTCGCGCCGCCTGCGATCAGGCTGCTGTTCTGGTGAAGGCCGGCATTCCAGTCTTCGCGCCGATCGTCCACACGCATCCTATCGCCATTCTCGGCGGGTTAGATCCGCGTGATCATGGCATCTGGTTGCCGGCCGACGCGCCGTTCATGGCCGCCGCGCGAGGCCTGATCGTCTGCAAGCTTCCCGGCTGGACGGAGAGCTTCGGCATCGCCGAGGAAATCAAGGCGTTCCAAGCGATGGTGAAGCCCATCGTCTACATGCAGCCCGGCGACGTGCCGGCACCGCTGCGGGTCGGGCCCGACATCCTGATCGAAACCACGCGCCCACTGGAGATGCTCTGATGCGATCGTTGGTGCTTGGCCTGTCCGGTCTGGCCGGATCCGGCAAGTCGACCGTCGCCAATCGGCTGGTAGAGCGGTGGGGATTTCGTCGCGAGAAATTTTCCGGGCCCCTGAAGGACATGATGCGGGGGCTGGGACTGACGGAGCGCGAGATCGAGGGCGACCGAAAGGAACAGCCTTGCGACCTGCTGTGCGGCGCCACACCACGCTGGGCCATGCAGGCTCTGGGAACCGAGTGGGGCAGGGTGCAGATTCACCCGGATCTCTGGGTCTCAGCATGGGCCAAGCGGGCAGGGCAGGGGCTCGTCGTCGCCGACGACGTGCGCTTTGTGAACGAATGCTCCGCTGTGCGCGCCCTCGGCGGGTTCGTGATCCGCGTCGAGCGTCCAGGCATTGTCAGCGGCGTGCATCTGTCCGAACAGGAAATGTCCCGGATCGGCCCGGACTGCACGTTCCAGAACGATGGTTCGATCGCTGACCTGATCGCTGCTACCGATGCTCTCGCTGAAGCATTCCTCGCCCCGCCGCCTTCCGAGGTTGGGCGCTACGCAGAACTTGCAACGCAGCAACCGGCGCGGCCGGCAACGCTGGGGGATTGACCGCCATGCACATTGCAGCCCGCATCTCGCTCGCGTTGACCGCGGTCTCCGGCGTGCTGGTGGCCGCCTCAGGCCGCGCCGAGCAAGCCGGTGGTGAGGTCGAGAAGATCGACACATTCCTGGCCGCTTTCGTCTATTTGATCCGGGCGATGCAGGCCGGCGGACCGTGGGTCTTGGCGCTCGGACTTCTCTGCATTGGGGCGAACATCGCCTGGCTCATTTACTGGTCGCCGCAAATCGCCCGGCCAATCGGCGCGGCCATCTCCATGGCCAGGGGAGGGCGTTCGGAGCGTGAAGATCAACTGGAACAGGAGCTGGTGGAGGCGCGTCGGGAGATCTCCAACTTGCGCGGTCAGATGAAGATTCTGGAGGATCGGGATGAGGAGCTGCGTCGGGGAGTGGGGGCACTCGTCGAAGTTCTGGAGGGGCAGCTCAAGCGGTCGGGCATGGACACCGGCCTCCTCGACCTTGTTCGGCAGACGCTGATGCATGATTCCGCCCCGCCGCGGCTGGATCCCGTGTCCGGCTCAGTTCAAGTTGCGCATCCGTAGGCGCTATGCTAGGGTTGCTATGGTGCCGAGTAGTGCGGGTGCACGTTACATGATGCCCTGAGCCCCTCAGCGACCTTCCAGTATCTGTCTCATAGGCGGCGCTCCGGATTCCGGCGCGCCGTTTTTGTTTGCGGGGGTCGCAATGGACCTTAGCGCTCTGGCTGTCTCTATCGCATTGGGGTTCCAAGGGGTTCCGGCGACCTATGTGTCGCCATCCGGTGAGACGCGGCCGTGCTCCGTCATGCAACACCAGGGCGACCTGCGGCACGAAACAGCCAATCGGCTGCGCTTCGGCAACGTGCTCGAACTCTGGCGGGAAGCCGTGTCGTTCGACGTGGCCGTATCCGACCTGCCGAACCCGGCTCCGGGCGGCATCATCACGCTGGAAGGGGGCGCCAGCTACACCATCACCGGCTCCCCGGCGCGCCGGGATCCGCAGCGACTGGTTTGGACCCTCGATTGCTCTTTCGGGATGCCGGTCGTGTTCCGGTCGGTGTCCGGAAACGGCGCGACCCAGAACCCGCCGCAGCACCAGGCTTTGCGCCTCGCCGCCGATGCGCCCTACGGCTCGAACTCGGTCAGCCTCAAGAGCTCGTATCTGGTTGGCCAGATCCGGCCCGGCGACGTCATGACAATCGGGGAGGGAGCGCATACCGTCACCAACATGGCGCAGGCTGGCGGCAATCAGATTTCGGCCCTCCAGATCACGCCTCCTTTGGTCGCCCAAGCCGCGTCTGATGATGTGGTCACCCCGACCTGGGCGCGGGATTTCAGGATCCATGCCGGCGTCTCCGGCTATGCCGCCGAAGAGATCGCCGGCACCGTGGTGGTCGGGGACATGCGCATCATCTTGATGAAGGATTTGCTGGTTGCCGCAGGCTTTACGGGCGATCCTGCGCCGACTGACCTCGTCATCCCCTTCGCCGCCCCATGGGCTGTGAAGAACGTGTCGAAGGTGATGCAGGGCAACTCGGTCCTGCTCTACGACATCCAGATCCGGGGCAATGGGTGATGGACGCCATCAACGATGCGGCGGTGCGGGCTGCCATAGAGGGTGTGCTCTCCGCGGCGTCTGATCTCCCTCCTACAATCGGTGAGAACCTCCCTTTCAACCCGTCATCCGCAGGCTCGACCCTGCGGACGCGCCTCTTCCGTCACCCAAAGCGCCGATATGCCGGCTTTTCGTGCGTGGAAGGCTTTCTGCACATCGAGGTGTGGTGCCCAGCGGACTCGGGCCCCGAGCCGGCCGAATCCATCGCCTCAGGGATCGAAGCGCTCTTCACTCCCTTCGTCGAAACTGACGAGAAACTGTCCGGACTCGTCCATGTCCAGAACGCTGCCATCCTGAACGGCGCCAAGGACGATACGGGCGCCTTCTGGGTTCTCCCGATCCAGGTCGACTGGTGGGTGGCGGTCTAGCGTCAGCACCTCCTTCCGTCTCCTTCTTCCCGCCGCCCGGCATCGTGTCGTGGCGGCTTTTTCATGTGGAGAAAGCCCCATGGCTCACATCACCGCCCAGACCACCAGCGAGGCCGGCGCCGCGCTGACCTACAGCGCCGCGGGTTCCTCCGGCGACAGCTTCACCAACACCGGCAAGGAGCTGCTGCACATCAAGAACGGTGCCGGCTCGCCGGTGACGCTGACCATCAAGTCGCGCAACGCCACCCCTTCGCCGGACGGCTTCGGCCCTGTGAGCAAACCGGACCGGACGGTGACCGTGCCGGCCGGTGGCGACCGCATCGTCGGTCCCTTCCCGCTGAAGGCCTTCAACGACAGCAATTCGCGCGTGTCGATGACCTACTCGTCGGCGACGAGCGTGTCGGCCGCGATCATCGCCCCCCGGTAAAGGAGACCCGACACCATGGCGACCACCATCGAGGCCAAATCCGGCCGGCAATTCACCTTCAAAATCAGCGACGGAGAAGCAATCCCGACGTTCCTGACCATCGGCGGCTTGAAGGACTGCAAGGTGCAGATCAACGGCGCGTCGATCGACATCACCAACGTCGCGTCGGACGGCTGGAAGGAATACCTGCCGGGCGGCGGTTCGATGGAACTGTCGATCTCCGGCAACGGCATCTTCGACAGCCTGACCACCGGCGCCCGAAAGCTCTTCGCTGCGCTGATCAACCGCGAGTACATCGAGGCTCAGCTGATCTCGGGCCACGGCGATTCCTTCGTCGGCACCTTCGTGGTCGAGAACTACAGCCGCAACGGTTCCGTGGACGCCGCGGAAACCTTCGACGTCTCGATCAAGTCGTCCGGCCCCATCTCCTATATCCCGGCGCCGACTCCATAACACCCCCATTCCTGACCCGGGCCAGGACCGCCGTCGGCGAAAGCCGACCACCCGCGCGAGGTGATGGCGGCGGAACGTCCGGGATGCGCTTCCGCCGCCTATCGCGCCCCAGTTTCGCCCCTGATCCCGAGGATCCATCATGGCCCATCTCTATAACGGCGCGCCCAATGGCCGCCAAGCCGGCGAGATCCAGCCGAGCCGCTTCCGCCCGCAGTATCGCGCTCTGTCCGACGAGGAGAAGGCGCTCCACGACGCCATCAAGGGCAAGGCTTCCGAGCTTGAGGATCTGTTCGAACGCGCCCGTGCGCTTCGCACTCCGGTTCTGGAGCCGATCACCATCCAGCCCGGCGAGCCCATTGAGATGCTCATGGGCGCCACCCTGTCCTTCGACACCGACTACTTCGCCGAGGGCATGAAGGCGCTGGAGCTCTCGGTGATGTGGACGGTCAAGGGCCTGACGGCCTGATCATCATGCACGTCAAGCACACCGATCCCGGAGCTTACCGATTCCGCATCCTCGATGCGGAGACCGGTGAGCAGGTCAAGCACGCGCTCGAAGCTGACGATGCCGCCGGCTGGTACACCGCCCACAAGGTCGGCCCGGACGGACGCCTCATCCGTACGGCTGACGGCGACAGCTACGTGGTCGAGCGCATCGAGCGCGCCATCCGCATCGAGACGACCTGAGGGCTCATCCCTCCCGCGGGTCTCAGTCTGAACCATTCATTCCATCCCGGAGACACCATCATGTCGATCCTGTTGAACACCCGTGCGCCCGTCCGCTTCATCCCCCTGATCGATCAGATCACCAAAGCCCGCGAAACGCTGGCCGATGCCGAGCATGTCCTCGCCGAGGCGACGGCGAAGAGTGCTGCAGCGCCTAAAGACATCGATCTCCTGGAAGCCCTGGACAGTGCCGGCGACGATGTGGTCGCTGCGCAGGAAGCGCTCGACAAACTGGAGCGCGAGCTGGCCGAGAACCCCACGCAGCCCGTCTACCTGCTGCGCGTCCCGACCTACCGCACCAACGATCAACTGGTGACCATGTCGCTGGAGTTGCCGCAGGCGCCGACCGATCGTCGGATGTTCCGCGCGATCCAGAAGGCGGCGGAGGCCGGCGTCATTGATCTGGACGATCCCGATCTGCTCGCCGTCGAGGCCGGGCTGAAGACGTCCGGTGCCGGCGTCCCCGAAGACCTGACCGGCGCGTTCCAGAATCTCTTCGACCTCGCAAGCGATCACCCGACCGTGCGGCAGACCATCGTGGCCCGGCACAAGGCCAACTCGCAGGATCGGACGCTGATGCTGCGTTTCCACCTCGTCGGGTGGGAGGGCGTCGTCGTCGACGATGTTCCGGTCCCCTTCGCGTCGTCGGGCGACTTGGCGGATGAAGGCGTGATCGACGTGATCCCGCCCGCCGACATTCTCGCCATCATCAACAAGGTGCGGGAGATGAACAGCGTCCGGAAGCGGACGGGAAACTTCTCCGGCTTGCCGTCGCTGTCGCCGTCGAGCCCAAGCGATTCGCCGGCAGCGCCGACCAACCCGGAGCCGGCGGCGGCCGAAGTTCAGGCGCTGGATCCGGCGCAGGCCTGAGGGAAACCTGGACGGTGTTCGGGGAGCGGTATCTCACCAATCCCCGGCACTGGATACCCTCTTGGGTCTGGCCCCTGATCGGGCTCTGGCGGCTTAGCCAGGGCGGTATGGGAGCCGGGCATCTTCCGGAAGGGCCGGCAACGCTGGACCAGAATCCCGCCCTCATGGAGGCTTTCGGCATCATGTCCGCCGCGGAGGCTGAACTGCGGGATGAAGACAAGCCCGGTCATTGGTCGCAGCAGGACATCGACGCCTATGAACTCGCCAAGGATAAGGCTCTGCAGCTTTACCCGGACGGCGAGGCCAAGGGTGCCTTGCTGGAAGCCGTGATGAAGGCGAGAGGGAGCCATGGCGCTTGACCCGGTTCTTCGCAGCTATGTGAAGGGTGCCTTCGGCAACAGTCCCGGCATCCAGGCGTTTGAGCGCTCTGTCCAGCTTGCATTCGCGGGCGCTGAGGCGGAGATCAAGAAGCTGGTGGTGGCCGAGGTGCACCGGCAACTGGGGCGGGCTGTTCAGGAGAGCAGCCCCTCCAGCGTCGCACAGTGGATCGACGGAGTGCAGGGCGCGCCGATTGAAAGCATCCGGTTCAACGGCGTCGCCTACTTCCGCTTCGGCTACATCGGCAACCTTGTGACCGAGGCGGTGCAGTTGCTGGAAGGGGCTACTCCGGTGAAAACCGGGCAACTCGTCGAGAGCTACATCGTGCTCGTGAATGGCGAGAAGTTCAGCGGGTACGGGGCGGCCGATTACCGGATGATCCCGCAGGATGCGGAAATCGTCATCACCAACAAGATGTATTACACGGGGCGGGTTGAGGCTGGGAAGAAGCGCACAGGTGAACCGTGGTCGGCCCATGCGCCGCTCGGCGTGCTTCGACCCGTGGCCGAATACCTTCGGCGTCGCTGGGCTCGGTTCGCCACGGTCCAGTACGCCTGGAGCAATTTCTCTGGACTGGAAGGCCCAAGCCGGCGGCCGTCGATCCTGATCAAGGCGAAATGGTGATACCGGACCTTTCTGGTGTTTCACCACCCTTCATCGACCTGATGCGATTCCTTTCCGACAGGGCGCCCGGCTATGCCGAGGCGCCCTCATTCGTTCTTGGGGGCAGGCATGGCAGCTGAGTCGCGGCTTCTCGACCTTACGGTTTCCGCCGAAGGTGTTGCTGCCGGAGTCAATCAGGCCAAGTCCTTCTTGGCTTCGCTGGTCGGCGATCTCGGAAAGGCGAGTTCGGCTGCCATCGAAACGAACGTCAAGATTCGTGACGCAGGCGCCGGGGTCGGTCGAGCATTTGCCGGTATCGCCAAGGAGCTGCTTCCCGCGGCCGATGGGCTATCGAGGATTGCTCGTCAAGTCGATGCGGTGACTCAGGCGCAGGAACGTGGCGCCGCAGGTCACAGGCAGGCCGCCGACATGATCGGCCGGCTCAAGGACGGCCTCAACGTCGCTCAAACCGGCTATGTCGACCTTGCACGTGCGGCAACGCAGACCGAGAAGGCCATCAGTTCGGCTTACAGGTCCGGAAAAATCGGCGCCGACGAGTTCAAAACCTCCATCCTGGCAACGCGCGAAGCCGTGTATGAACAGGCCGCTGCAGTTCAGCGCCTTGCGGATAAGGAGCGCGCGCAAGCTCAGGCCCGCATTGCCCAAGAACGCGAAATCAAAGCGCTCGCGGCAGAGCGGATCGCTGCTGAGGCGCGCGCCGCTGCAGGGCAGGCGAGCGTAAATCGCACATTGGGTGTGCGGCACGGGCCAGATCTTGTTGGAGCGGCTCGTGACGATTATGCCGCCGACGTTGCGCGCCTGTTGGCTGAACAGGACCAAGCGCTCAGCGTCGCGAGCTCCAAATCCCAGAAGCTGGTCAACGAGCTGCTCGGTGTGCGGTACCTGGCGCCGCTGGCGGCCGAGGTCGAAGCGGATTACGCGGCCTTCTGGGGTGCGATCGCCGACAAGCAGGACCAGGCTATCGTTGCAGCCGCTGGGCGTTCGCAAAAGGCGGTCAATGAACTGCTTGGCGTCCGGCATTTCGCACCGCTGGCGGCCGAGGCCGAAGCGGAATACGCGGCCTTCTGGTCCGAGGTTGTTGGGAAACAAGAGCAGGCCAGCGTCGCCGCCGCCGGCCAGTCCCAGAAGCTGGTCAACGAGCTGCTCGGTGTGCGGTACCTCGGCTCCCTTGGAAAGCAGGTTGAACGGGACTACGAAGCAACCTGGGAACGGCTCCTTCAGGAACAGGAAGAGGCCACGGAGCGAGCTGCTCAGAAAGCGGCGGAGGCGAATGCCAAACTGGCAACGTCGTACAAGCAGGTCATGGCCTCGATCGACCCGGCGATCGCGCAGCAGCAGAAGTACGACAGCGCGCTCGCCGATCTCCGCGCAGGAGCGGCAGCGGCTGGGCGGTCAGCGGAAGAACTGGCCGCTGACGAGATGCGTCTCGCCGCATCCATGTCGCCCGCTGCTCTTGCTGCGAAGAAGGAGGCTGACGCGCTTGAGGCGTTGAAGGCGCGTGCGGATCCGGCCTCAGCCGCGCTGCGGCGCCTCGCCCAGGATCAGGCGGCCCTAGATGCGGCGCATGCTGCAGGAAAGCTCGATCCGGACGAATACACGACCTACACGGCGGCAATCCAACGACATCGGAACATCGTCGAGCAGTCGACTGCCAGCCAGAAGGCGATGACCAATGCCGTCGGGCTGAACAAGGCCCAAATGCAGGCGTTGGCGCCGCAGATCAACGATGTGGTCAGCGGGTTGATCATGGGGCAACCACCCATGATGATTTTCACCCAGCAGTCCGGCCAGATCGTCCAGGCCCTGCAGGCGGGTGGGGCGGAGCTGCCGAAGTTCTCTCTCGGCATGGGGGTGGTCGCGGCGGGGGCAGTCGCTGTAGCTGCCGGCTTGGCAACAGCGATCTACGGTGCTTATCGCTTCACCAGTGATTTGAGGGAATTCGAGAGAGCGGTTCGTCTGACCGGCAGCGCTACCAGCATCACGTCGCACGGACTTTCCGAAATGGCGGTGCAAATTGCCGCCACCCAACATATATCGCGCGCCGCCACGCGGGAAGTGGCGACAGCCTATGCTGCGACCGGCAAGGTCGGTGCCGATGTATTGGGGGGGCTTACTGCCGCAACGAAGAATTGGGCATCTGCCACAGGACAGGAGGTCGGAGACGCTACCAAAGAACTGGCTGGGTTGTTCGTGGACCCTGCTAAGGGCGCCGACACCCTGATCGACCGCTACGGCCTGCTCGACGACTCCCAGCGCAAGCTGATCCGGAACTATCAGGCGCAGGGCAACCTGGAGCAGGCGCAGGTCGTCATGCTGCGCGCGATCGAGGACCGCGCGGAGGGAGCGGCCGACCGCATCAACAAGGTCGCCGCCGCCTGGGAGCGCGTCAAGAAATGGACCAGCGACAAGGTCGATCAGGTCGGCGAGCGGGCCGTCGAGACCATCAGCCCGAGCCGCGACACCGAGATCCGGGACCTTGAGGCGAGCCTCGCCGGATCGATGTGGTCGGGGAAGCGAGCCCGCAAGCAGGCCCGGCTGGATGAGCTTCGCGGCGAGGAGCGCGACGACGCCATCAAGAAGTGGGAGCTCGGCGTCCGCACGGAATACAATCGCCTGTCCGCCGCCGCGGGCGACTTCGCCCGCTCGGTCGATCCGGCCATCGCCGCCTCCACGAATTTCGCGAACGCGGAAGGTCTCATCAACCGGGCGCTCGATGTCGGCGCCGTCAAGAAGGAGGAGGCGGCGCGCCTCCTCGGGCTCTACCGCAAGCAACTCCTTGACTCCATCGACCCGGCCAAGGCGTTCGCCGACGAGATGGAGCGGCAGGCGCGCGTCATGGAGGCCGCCGCCGGTCGGGCGCGCGACTTCGAGATCCAGCGCCAACAGATTCTCCAGAAGCCCGGCCGGCTGTCCAGCGACAGCCTGACGCCGGACGAGACGGCAAAGATCAATGCCGGCCTGGATCGGAAGTACGCGGCTGAGGCGGCCGACCGGCACCGCACCGCGCAGGAGGCGATCCAGGACGCCAAGGCGCTCGGCGCCGCGACCGCCAGCCTGTCCCAGCCGGCCCTCGTCGCGGCACAGGCGCAGGCCGTGTTCTTCGACGTGCTCCGGAAGACGTCGGACTACAAGAAGGCCAAGCAGGCGGAAGACGACGCCTACACCAAGGGCATGGTCGAGTGGTCGGCGCAGGTCGACGCGTCGGTCAAGACATCCGTCCTGGCCGTGGACGCCGCCCGGCGGCTGGCCGAGGCGCAGGCGCAGGGCGGGGTCATCGCCACCGCGCAGGCCCAGGCGCAGAACGTCCACGCCGAGCAGGTCGCGCGCGGTGTCGATCCGGTCCGCGCCCTGGCGCTCGCCAACGCCGACTATCAGAAGTCGCTGGCGAGCCTCGCCGGGCAGCAAGCCGCCTGGAACCGCGACATCGGGGAGCAGATCGAGGGCGCGCAGCGGCTGGCGCGGGCGGAGGCCGTCTCCGGTGCCGCCGTGGCCGAGGCGAACATCCAGAACAAGGTCCGCGCGCAGGTCCTGAAGGAAGGCGTCTCGGCCGAGAGCGCGCGGGCGCAGGCGATCGAGGCCGGCACCCGCGCGCTGGAGGCGCAGAACGCCGTTGCCCGCGTCAACGCCTCCATCCGCCAGGGCAACCAGGATCTGGATCTGGCGCGGGCCGAGTTCGAGCTGCTCGGCCGGTCGAACGCCGAGCGTGAGCGCACCATCGCCATCCTGAAGGCGACGCTGGAGGTCCAGAACTCCGGCGATTGGGCGCAGGTGCCGCAGGAGACCCGCGACGCCTGGGTGGCGCAGGCCGGGGCGGTGGCCGAGTATCAGGCCCGCATCGCCGACGCCACCGAGACCAGCCGCGACTTCGCCAACGTCATCACCCAGGGCTTCGAGGACGCCCTTGTGTCCGGCGGCAAGCTGGGCGACCTGCTGAAGGGGCTGGAAGCCGACATCAAGCGCATCGTCGTGCGCGGTGTCATCACCAAGCCGCTGGAAACCTACCTGACCGGCAACCTGACCAAGCTGCTCGCCGGCACCCCGCCGGGCGACAGCCAGGTCAAGCCGGTCACGGCGTCGGACCCCGGCGGCTACAAGGCCCTGTTCGACAAGCTGTCGGGCGGTGCCGGTGCGCTGGGCAGCCAGTCGAACCCCATGTGGATCCGCATGTCGGCCGGCGCTCCGGCGCTGGACGTCAGCCAGTTCAGCGGCGGCGCGGCCCTCCCGGTGGCCGTCCAGGATGGCGGCGCCATCGTCGACGCCATCCGCTCGGAGGCGCGGGCGCAGGGTGTGCCGGAGGAAGTCGCGCTCGCCATCGGCCGGATCGAGAGCGGGCTCCAACAGTACCGTGCCGACGGCTCTGTTCTGCGCTCGTCCGCCGGCGCCATGGGCGTCATGCAACTCATGCCCGGCACGGCGCAGTGGCTGGGCGTGGATGCCTCCGACACGCGCGACAACATCCGGGGCGGCGTCAAGTTCCTGGCGCAGCTCGGTCGGCAGTTCGGCGGGGACTGGTCGCAGGTTGCGGGCGCCTACAACGCCGGCCCCGGTCGGATGACGCAATACCTCCAGCAGGGCCGCGCTCTGCCGGCCGAAGCCGTCACCTACATCGAGAAATTCGGCTCGTCGGTCCAGACGGCCAACGCCGCCGTGGTGGGGCTGGCCGCCCCGGTCCAATCCATGGCGATGGCGCAGACGGCGCAGGTCCGGGCGCAGCAGGCGGGCGCCACCGCGACGCAGGCGCTGTCCGAGGGGCAGCAGGATGCGGTGTCGGCGGCGCTCGCGGCGGTCCGTGGGATGGATGCGGTCCGGGGCACCGCCGAGGACGTGGACGCCCGTTGGAGCGCCGTGTCGGATTCGTCGACGACGGCGGTCCAGAAGATGGCGGACGCCCAGCGCCGCGCGGCCGATACCATGGCCGGCGGCGCGGCGGTGTTCGCCAGCGGCGCGCAGCAGGCCGGCGCCTA